TGAAGCCTGGGGAGTTTTTAAAGTTCTTCTGGTGCTTCTGGTTTTATTGTCTCGGTTCTTTATAAGTTGTTATTACTTGTTAACTTGTCAGAGCTTGCCAGGTTCTTTAGTTTCTCCTGGTGGTTCTTTGAAATCTACAAAGTCTGACAAGTATAAGAGGTGGGGGGCAGGTGGCCACCCCTGGTGGGGTATATATATGCTAGTGGTCGAATATTTTATGGAACTTTTCGGTGTTAAGTAGGACTAAAAATCGCCCCCCAACCGAGCATGAGGTGTTGTTGGTCGAGGGAGACTTCATAGACTATATAGAACCCCCACGGACACATCCTCATTATACAGTTGAGATAGGTGTTTGTCAACAGATTTTTGAAAAAACTTGACAAGTTTGATAGTAGCTTTATAATAATAGACATGAGTGCTTTAACAACCAGAAAGCTTACAGAGAAGCAAGAAAGTTTCTTGCAACATTTAGTAGACACTAAGGGTAACTTAAAGCTCTCAGCCGAACTCGCAGGTTACTCAGGCAATCACTATCAAGTAATAAATAGTCTTAAAGAGGAAATAATTGATTTGGCCTCGAATGTACTTGCAAGGGAAGCACCTTCAGCAGCTTTTAAGCTTGTAGAGCTTATGCATAGTAACGAGGCCGTGCCTCAAGCTAACATAAAACTACAGGCAGCACAGACTTTGTTAGATAGAGTAGGTGTTATAAAAAAAGAAAAACTTGACATTAATCACAATGTCACAGGAGGGATTTTTATTCTTCCACAAAAGGAAACCATAGACCTATCAGCCGATGATGGCGAGTATCAAGAAGTCGATGGATGACAGAGTTTATGCAACTGAGTTCTTAGAAGATGACCCTAGAGTTGTTTTAGGGCCATTTATAAAAGCCAGTACATATAAAGAAGCACAGAACTTAGCAGAACACTACGGTCTTATTATCGTAGGAGAAGTTACAGACTTTGTGCCTAAACAAGAGGTAACATTACACTAATGCCAGCAAAGAAAAAAGCTAAATCAAAAGTAAACGCAGCAGGAAACTACACTAAACCAACCATGAGGAAACGGCTTTTCAACCGTATCAAGGCTGGTAGTAAGGGTGGTAATCCAGGACAATGGTCAGCTCGTAAGGCTCAGATGTTAGCCAAAGCCTACAAGAAAGCAGGTGGAGGTTATAAATAATGAAGAAGTCTCAACTATCTCTAAAGAAGTGGGGACAACAAAAATGGCGAACTTCCGATGGCAAACCAAGTAAAGGTAAGAAAAGATATTTACCTGATGCAGCTTGGAAGGCTCTAAGTGCTGAAGAAAAACGAGCAACTAATAGAGCTAAAGCAGCAGGTAATAAAAAAGGTAAGCAATTTGTTAAACAACCTAAGAAAATTGCTAAGAAAACTAGAGCATACAGGAAATAATGGCTAAGAAAAAAGACCCTAGGCTAGCTAGAGCAGGTGTATCAGGCTATAATAAGCCGAAAAGAACACCAAGTCACAAAACAAAATCACATGTGGTTGTTGCAAAGCAAGGCGATAAAGTAAAAACTATTCGTTTTGGACAGCAAGGTAAGACTGGTGATAGAACTATGACAAAAAGAGCTAAGTCATTTAAGGCTAGACATGCTAAAAACATTAAGAAAGGTAAAATGTCAGCAGCATATTGGGCTAACAGGGTAAAATGGTAAGATGCCACAGATTGGTAGCGATGACAAACACAACTCCGTCCCTTTAAGACGTAGTATTTATAGAAATGCAGCAGGTAAAGGTGCAAAACCTAGACCTAGAGAAGTTTCTAAACAACAATACGAAGACAACTGGGACAGAATATTTGGAAAAACTAAGAATCAAACCAAGGAGCAGTCCTGAGTTATGCTTAAGACCTTTTTAGAATATAAAAATCGTTATTTCATCTAGGTAATGTCTTCTAAAAGGGCAGCTTTTAATTATGTCTAGTATTCCTACTAACTATATCAAGAAAAAATCAGCAACCATTCCATTTGGTTACGAAGTTAGTGAGGTTAAAGGTTATCTCAAACCTATTCCAGAGCAACTAGAAGCTCTCAACAAATATCTCAAAAGTATTTACAACAAAGCCTACTCATTACGTGAGGCAGCTACATTATTGTCTGAAGAAACAGGTAGAAAGATTAGTCATGTAGCATTAAAGAAACATTTAGAAAAAGATTTGTGGGAAATATTCCCAGAAGACTACGAAACTAACGAAGACGGCTCGTTTGTCCTAACCAGTTCAGGTAATCCAAAGAAAAAAACAGGAAGACCCAAGGGAGTTACGTCTCAATACAACTATTCAGCAGAACAGAAAAGAAAAATAAAACTACGACAGCAGAAAGCTAAGATACAAAAGGAGAAAAAGAAACTTGCCAAACAGGAGAAGAGACTTAAGACGGAAGAAGAAGTTATTACAAAGGTTACAGAGAACACGGATTCTAAACTGGTCACGGAAGACCAACTTGACGAAACAACAGACAGAATTAGAGACACAATAAAAGATAGTAAGGTTATATTCCATGCTAACGAAGGGCCTCAAACAGATTTCTTAGCAGCAGGCGAGAAAGATGTGCTATATGGAGGAGCTGCTGGTGGTGGTAAGTCCTATGCTATGCTTGTTGACCCTTTGCGATATGCACATAAGAAAGACCATAGAGCCTTAATACTTAGAAGGTCTATGCCAGAACTAAGAGAACTAATAGATAAGTCCAGGGAACTATATCCACAAGCTTTCCCTGGTGCAAAGTTTAGAGAAGTAGAGAAGTTGTGGAACTTCCCTAGTGGTGCTAAGATAGAATTTGGTTTCCTTGAACGAGATGCTGATGTTTACCGATATCAAGGTCAAGCTTATTCTTGGATTGGCTTTGATGAAATCACACATCTCCCAACAGAGTTTAGTTGGAACTACCTTGCATCTCGTTTGAGAACCACAGACCCTGAAATAGAAACATACTTAAGATGTACTGCTAACCCTGGTGGTGTTGGTTCACAATGGGTAAAGAAAAGATATATAGAACCTTATGAGCCTAATAAAAGTTTTGAAGGTAAAGATGGATTAACAAGAAAGTTTATTCCTGCTAAGTTAGCTGATAACCCTTACTTAGCTAAAGATGGTGTTTACGAAAAGATGTTAGAATCTTTACCACCTATACAAAGAAGACAATTACTAGAAGGTAACTGGGATGTAGCAGAAGGTGCAGCCTTTGTTGAGTTTTTACCTGAAGTACATATAGTAGCTCCATTTGAGATACCATTACCCTGGGAAAGACTAAAAGGGATTGACTATGGTTATGCATCTGAATCCTGCTGTCTGTGGGGGACTGTGGACGTAAATGATGGAACTCTCATAATATACCGTGAATTATATAGAAAAGGCTTGACAGGTGTCGAATTAGCCTCTATAATAACAGATATGGAAATGGAAGACCCATTTTCTGTATCAGGTGTATTAGATACTGCTGCATGGGCTAAGACTGGTACAACAGGCCCTACTGTAGGCGAATCTTTAGTTCGAGCTGGTCATAAGCTTAGACGAGCAGACAAGAACAGAGTACAGGGGAAAATACAAATACACGAATATCTTAAGGTTAGAGAGAGTGGGAGACCTAAGTTACAGATATTTAACACATGTCCTAACTTAATTAGAGAGTTACAATCTATACCTCTATCAAAAACGAATCCAGAAGATGTTGATACACATGCATCCGACCATGCATACGATGCACTAAGGTATATGATAATGAGCAGACCAAGAATGCAAAGCTCATTAGACAGAATAAAAGGGATTAAAAGGGACTTATACCAACCTTTTGATTCTACTTTTGGTTATTAAATGGCAGACACAGACAATACAATCCTCAATGCAGATAACATCTACATGGACGTAGAAGGTGAGTCTGGTCAGCAATTAGAATTAGAAGATGACCAAAAATTAAATCTCGTAGGTATAATCAATTCTAGATTTGACTCTGCTGAAGATGCTAGGAACTCTGACGAAACACGTTGGATTACAGCATTTGAAAATTACAGAGGTCTATACAAAAAGAACAAACGATTTAGAGAATCTGAAAAATCACGTGTCTTCGTTAAAATTACAAAAACTAAAGTCCTTGCTGCCTTTGGACAGTTAGTTGATGTTATTTTTGGGACAGGTAAGTTTCCTATTGGTATTAGTGAAACAAAGATTCCAGAAGGAGAGTTAGGTCAAGCTCATCTTGATATTAACAATCCTCAACCTGGTATAGAAACCAGCGAACCTGTAATACCTGATGACATAGGCAATAGAGAAGGAGCTAATGTAAATCCTTTTGATGTTGGTTATGAGGGTGATGGCAGGACATTAGGCCCAGGCTCTACCTTCTTGAAAGGTGAAGTGTCTCAGCCTATTGAAGACCAAGTTCCTTTGAAAGAAGGAGCTATACCTATACCTAATATACCAGAGGTTAATCCAGCACAAGAAGCTGCTAGGAGAATGGAACGTTTAGTCCATGACCAAATTGAAGAGTCTAATGGTTCTTCAGAGATTAGAAATGCTTTATTAGAATCAGCATTACTAGGTACAGGTATAGTTAAAGGCCCATTTAATTTTAATAAAAGATTAAATAAATGGACTACTACTCCTCAAGGAAGAGAGTATAGTCCAGTAGATGTGAGAGTACCTCGCATAGAGTTTGTAAGTTGTTGGGACTTTTATCCTGACCCTTCAGCTACAGACATGGATGAATGTGAATACGTTATCCATAGACACAGAATGAATCGTAGTCAACTTAGAGCATTAAGAAACATGCCTTACTTTGATGAAGATGCTATAAGAGAGTGTCTAAAAATGGGGCCGAATTATGTAGATAGAGGATATGAAGCTCACTTAAGAGATGATAACAATGCTTATGATTCTCAAACTACATTTGAGGTATTAGAGTATTGGGGTATTATGGATGCTGAGTATGCTAAAGAAGCAGGCATCGAATTACCAGATGACATAGACGAACTAGATGAAGTTCAAATAAATGCATGGGTATGTGGAGATAGATTACTAAGAGCAGTAGTCAATCCATTTACACCATTTAGATTACCATACAATGCATTTCCGTATGAACGTAACCCATATAACTTTTTTGGTATAGGTGTTGCAGAGAATATGGATGACTCACAGCAAATTATGAACGGCCATGCAAGAATGGCTATTGATAATTTAGCTTTAGCAGGTTCATTAGTTTTTGATGTTGATGAGTCTGCTCTTGTTGGAGGGCAAAGCATGGAAGTATATCCAGGTAAAGTATTCAGAAGACAAGCTGGAATGCCTGGACAATCAATATACGGATTAAAGTTTCCGAATACTGCACCTGAGAACATGATGATGTTTGATAGGTTTAGACAGTTAGCTGACGAACAAACAGGAATACCTAGTTATTCACACGGTCAAACAGGTGTTCAGAGTATGACAAGGACTGCTTCTGGTATGTCCATGTTGCTAGGAGCATCAAGTTTAAATATTAAAACTGTTATCAAGAACCTTGATGACTTTTTATTAAAACCTTTAGGAGAAGCTTACTATCAATGGAATATGCAATTCCATGAAGGTGACTTAGATATAGAGGGAGATTTAGAAGTTAAGGCAACTGGTACTAATAGTTTGATGCAGAAAGAAGTTAGAAGTCAAAGACTTACTATGTTCTTACAAACTGCACAAAATCCAACTATTGCACCATTTGTTAAAGTTTCTAAATTGGTTAGTGAACTTGCCTACAGCTTGGATTTAGACCCAGATGAAATTCTGAACGACCCTGAAGAAGCTGCATTAATGGCACAAATTATAGGAATGCAAAATGCTGGACAAAACGTTAGCGAAGAAACTGAATCCCCTGGTCAACCATCCCCAATGGGAGGGGTTCAGGGAATACCTGGAACACCAGCAGGGCTTGATAGTCAAGGAACTGGTGGTGGCACAATCGGAACAGGTAATGTACCGACTCCAGGGGAAGATGAATTTGCTGGATAACTTAGAAAAGTTACCAGAGAAAATTAAAGAAGCATTAACTAGAGGAGAACAATAATGTTAGATTTATTAGATACAATTTTAAAAATAGTTGGAGTAGTTCCATGGATAGTTTCAATCTGTTCAATGATTGCAGCTTTAACACCTACTCCACATGATGACAATTTAGTAAGCAAAGCTTACAAAGTTATTGATTGGTTTGCCCTAAACATAGGAAGAGCCAAGGAGAAATAAGATGGCAGAAAGTATTTTATCACCAGACGAAATAGAAGCTCTACCTAATGAAGGTTTAAAAAAGCTTGCAAAGGAAGCTCCTGAAGTAGTTAAGAGAATGGATTTAAACGAAGGTGGTGTAGCTATTATGATTGCACCAAAAGAGATGGATAAGGAAATGCCAGAGGCAGAACCAATGACATCTGATGAAGAGATGGAGAACGAATATTTAGATTTCGTTGTAGAAGAATCTTTATCTGAAAGTGAAGAAAAATACTTACTAGAAAAATTAGAACAAGATGACAGACTAAGCATGATTTTTGATAAAGTCATGGAAGTCGCAACAGAATTTGCTGGGTCTGGTGCTGTAGAAGGCCCTGGCTCAGGAGTCTCTGATTCGATACCTGCAAGGTTATCGGATGGAGAATTTGTCTTTACTGCGAAAGCTGTGCAAGAAATCGGAAGTGACAACCTTCAGAGAATGATGGAAGAAGCTGAGATGAATGCAGATGCTCCAATGGAAAGACAAGCCAGACGTACTGGTGGGAGAATAGGGTATATGATGGACGATGTTCGTAAGGACACTTTTGGTTCAACTGACCCTGAAAATATTTACGACCTCAACAGAGCAGAAGTTGAAGATACTGAAAAGAGAATCGCTGATGAGATGATTGCAGGTGGTATACCTATCAGATAAATTAACCGTAAAGCTACCTACATTACGTCTGTAGCCCTTTACACAAATCACCAGAAAGGCTACCTTTACAACAAGCCCTCTAGTCGACATAGAGCTACCTTGTAAACAAAGCCCTGAGTAAGGAGAGAAAGATGGCAACTGAACAAGTCGCACAAAAAGAGGAACAAGCCAATCCTTATAACCAAAAAAAATCTTGGCATAAACCTGATACAACTAAGTTTGTTTCAGCAGATGATAGTTTATTCTTTGAAGAACCTCAGAATAAATTATTCGACAGTAATGACATAACTCAAGCTGAGAATGTTAATACTGAGGAGTTAGAATCTAAGAAACAGGAGTTATCAACAGATACTCCTTATCAGAAGCCTGACTATAAAAAACGTTATGATGACTTAAAAAGACATTATGACTCTAAACTCGAAGAGTTCAAAGCTAAAGAACAAGAGTTGAGAAAAGAAGCGAAAGCTCAGTATCAACCTCCAAAGTCTTTAGAAGAACTTGAAAAGTTTAAACAGGAACATCCTGACTTTTATGCAGTTGCAGAAACTGTAGCTCATTTACAAAGCAATGAGAGAGTTCAAGATTTAGAACAAACTATTGCAGATATGAGAAATAGTGAAGTCAAGATGAAGAAAGGCGAAGCTGAAAGAAGATTGAGAGAAAGACATCCTGATTTTGATGATATCAGAAATAGTGATGACTTCCATGGTTGGGCTAAGACACAACCTCAGTCTATTCAAGATTGGATTTATAACAATGCTGAAGATGCAGACTTAGCATCAAGAGCTTTAGATTTATTTAAAAAGGATTTAGGTATAGAACTTCCAAGTGTGAAGCCTATTTCTCAAAAGCCTGTTCAATCTGCTGCTGATATGGTGTCAACTAAAACAACAACTGTTGACCCTAAGCAAGAGAGAGTATGGACAGAAAAGGAGATAAATGCCATGAGCATGGATGAATTTGATAAATACGAACAAGAAATATCAGAGGCCATGCAACAAGGTAGAATTATCAGAGATTAACTATATTAACTTAAAGGAGAAAGTATCATGGCTCAATATTTTGAACCCTCAACAGATACTAATGCTAACTTTGCTAACTCCGTAAGTGGACAAGAAAATAGTTTCTTCTTACCTTCCGTTTACTCTAGAAAGGTTTTAAACTTTTTCAGAAAAGCGAGTGTGGTAGAAGCTATTACAAACACCGATTATGCTGGTGAAATTTCTGCTTTCGGAGACTCAGTAAAGATTATCAAAGAACCTGTAATCTCAGTATCAGACTATACTAGAGGTTCAGACACAACTGCTACTAAGTTGACAGACCAAGAACTAAACCTAGTTGTTGATAGTGCTAAAGCTTTCAAATTCATCGTAGATGATATTGAAACTAACATGTCACATGTAAACTTCAAGGAAATTGCATCTTCAAGTGCAGCTTATGCTCTTAAAGATTCATACGATGCTGCTGTTTTAGCATCAATGTTCGCAGGTGTTTCAGCTTCAAGCCCAGACCATATCATTGGTTCTGATAGTGCTACAGCAGATGCAACATTGTCACATGCAACCAATTCAGTCGACCTATTAGGTTCTGACGGAACTGGTGTTGATGCATTAGACTTAATGGCTAGAATGGCTAGAAAATTAGACGACCAAAATGTACCTGAAGAAGGTAGATGGTTTGTCGCAAGCCCAGACTTCTATGAAGAGCTAGGCAAATCTGGTTCTAAGCTATTGTCAGTTGACTTTAATGCAGGTCAAGGTTCTATTAGAAACGGATTAGTTTCAAGTGGAAAACTTAGAGGATTTGATATGTACAAATCTAACAATATCGCTGCTACATCAAATGCAAGTGGTAAAGTTATGGCTGGACACATGTCATCTACAGCTACTGCTAATACAATTCTTTCAACAGAAGTTATCAGAGACCCTAGTTCTTTTGGTGACATCGTGAGAGGCCTTCATGTCTACGGAGCAAAAGTTCTTAGACCAGAAGCATTAGTAAGTGCATTCTACGTTATTGACTAATAACTACTCGGAGGGGTCTTAACTGACTCCTCCATTTTTAATTTAGGAGAGAAATCATGCCAATGGGTAAAGGAACATACGGTAGTCAAAAAGGACGACCAAAAAAAGACAAACGAGAACAAATGTATGTAGGCAGTATGCCTGGTAAAAGAAAGAAAATGATGGGTGGAAGTATGATGCATTCTGATAAAAGAATGATGAAAGGTACTGGTGGACGTATTCAATATATGGACGGTGGGCCAGTTACAGATAACATCCCTATGGCTACACCTAACTAATCATGGCTAAGGGTGTAAAACATTACAAACGAGATGGTACTGAGCATAAAGGAAGTATGCACAAAATGCCTAATGGTCAGCTACACACAAACAAGTCTCACACTAAAACAAGTGTAAGGCTTTTTCATTTTAAAGACTTAAGTAAAAAAGCAAAACTAAAAGCTAGAGGCAAGAAGTAATGGCAACAACCTATTTAGAATTAACAAACCAAGCATTAAGAGAACTTAATGAAATACCATTAACATCTGTTAACTTTGGAGATGCTGTAGGTTTACAGCAGTTTGTAAAAGATTCTATTAATAGGTCAATTTTTGATATTGCAAATGAAGAACCTCAGCTACCTTTCTTTAGTGCTGGAGTAAGTGGAGGCACAGACCCTTTCTATGGGAATGTAACTGTAGCTACTGTAGCAGGACAAAGATGGTACACATTAAAAGCTGGAAGTTCAGATATAACAACAGACTTTGCTTCAATAGATTGGGATGACTTTTTTATTACAACAGTAGGTGTATCTGGAGAAACTGCTCCATTTGTATCTAAAGGATTAAATTATATTACTTTAGATGAATGGACTAGATATTACAGAGACCAAGAAAATTTAGATGATGCTGATAGCCAGAATCATGGTGAACCTCTTAGAGTATACAGAAGTCCAGATAATAGAAAGTTTGGATTAAGTCCTATACCTGACAAGGTTTACAATATTCATTTTTATGCTTTTGAAAAGCCAGTAGCTTTATCAGCTCATGGAGATACGATAGCTTTTCCAGACCAGTATGCAACTGTAATTACTGCTAGAACTAGATACTATGTCTGGCAATTTAAAGATAGTCCTCAACAAGCAGCTTTTGCTTTGGAAGATTATAAGAAAGGTTTAAAACAAATGAAATCAAATCTTATGAATCCTCAGCCTAAGTATATTACTGACGATAGGACTTACTTTTAATGGCAAACTCACAACCGTTTACAGTAGCTTGCGAAGGTGGATTAATAAAATCTACAAACTCGTTAGCTTTATTAAGAACTCCAGGATTTGCTACAAAGCTTAGAAACTTTGAAGTAGGTACTGAAGGTGGTTATAGACGAGTTAGTGGCTTTACTAGATTTGGTGGAGATGATGCTGTTAATCCTAGTGGTACAAATAAAGTATTAGGATTACAAGTTTATGCAGATGGAGTCATAGCTTGTGCAGGAGATGGTATATTTTTTAGTCAAGACGGAACTAGCTGGCTACAAATAAACAGAACAGGAGTTTCATCTAGTGGAGATAATTACTCTACATTTACAGGTCGAAACTTATTAGCTAGAACTAATCAAGGACAATGTACATTTGATATCTTTGAAGGTGCTAGTGACTTTGGTGATGTCTTAATAGTAGACGGAGCTAATAAACCATTCAGATTTAGAATGGAAGGAACAGGAGTTCTAACAAGTAGAACTTTTATAACAGAGGAGATTACAGTAAGTGGAACTGTAGCTCCTAAAGTAGGAACAATCCACGACAAACACTTTGTTGTTGCTGGTGATGCTGCTCAAAAGAATACTATATTTTTTAGTGGGGTCAACGAGATAAACAACTTTAGTGCAGCTACGGCAGGTAATATATCTTTAGAAGATGCTGTAGTTGGAATTAAAAGTTTCCGTAATGAATTATTTATATTTTGTAGAGAGAGTATTCACAAGTTAGTAAATATAAATGATTCAAGTACGATAGCTATAGTACCTGTCACAGACAACGTTGGTTGTTTAGATGGCCAAAGCATACAAGAGATTGCTGGTGACTTAATATTCTTAGCACCAGATGGTTTCAGAACAGTTGCTGGTACATCAAGAATTGGTGATATTGAGTTAAGTAGTATTAGTAAACAGATACAGCCTTTAGTTCAAAAGATAGCAAAAGGAATAAATAACTTTACTATCAGTAGTGTAGTTATAGGAGACAGGTCACAATATAGATTATTTTACGTAGATGCAAGTGCAGACACTACATCTAGTTCTAAAGGAATTATAGGAACACTACGACCAGGTTCTACTGCTAATCCACAAGCAGGATTTCAATGGTCAGAAACATTAGGTATTCAATGTCCAGCTATAACAGCAGGATTTGATAGTCTAGGATTAGAGAAATATTTTCATGGAGATTTACAAGGTAAAGTTTATCTACATGATGAAGGTAATAGTTTTGATGGAGCAAATGTAATTGCTGAATACGAAACTCCAAATATTGATTATGGAGATTTAGGAACATTAAAGACTTTACATTTTATAAAAATATCATTTGGCCCAGAAGGTGAGGTAACTCCAGTATTAAGAGTTAGATATAATTACGATGACCCTAACCACCCTCAGCCATCAGATTTTATATTAGACAGAATACCTCCCCCATCACTATTTGGGGATGCTAAGTTTGGCATTGGAGCAGTTTTTGGTGCTTCAGAAAAACCGTTAGTAAGACAACAACTACAAGGGAGTGGACATAGTAATATGTTCAGAATTAGAAGTGACGATACAAAGTCTCCATATACAGTAAATGGTTTCTTTGTAGATTATGTACCTTCAGGCAGGAGATAAAAAATGGCAGGATATATAAGACAAAGCACGTTTTCAGATGGCGATACCATTACAGCAGCAATATTTAATAATGAATATAATGGATTGGCAAATGCTTTTAACAATCAAACAGGACACAAGCACGATGGCTCGGCAGCAGAAGGGCCAGTTATTGGTGTTATCGGAGATGCAGGAGTAGTTACTCCTCTCAATAAAGTATTAATAGATACTACAAATGACCACATTGAATTTTATATAGATGATTCAAGTAGTTCAGTACAGCAAGTTTACATAGGTAATGGAGTTATTGCACCTGTCACAGATAGCGACATTGACTTAGGTACTAATGCTTTACGTTTTAAAGATGCTTACATAGATACAATAACTACAACAAGTAATGTTTCTGTAGGAGGAAACCTGACTGTCACAGGTACTACTACATTAAACGGAGGAACATTAACATTAGGAGATGCAGCATCAGACAATGTTGTTTTTGGTGCAGACGTAGACTCCAGTATTATTCCAGACGATGACGATACGTATGACTTAGGTTCAACAACCCAAGAGTGGAGAAATTTATTCATTGATGGTACTGCTAATATTGATAGCTTAGTATTAGGTAGTGGTGAAACTGTTACAAGTATTCTTGATGAAGATGGATTAACTTCTGATAGTGCTAGTGCTTTAGCAACTCAACAATCTATCAAAGCTTATGTTGATGCTCAGGTAACAGCACAAGACTTAGACTTCCAAGGTGATTCAGGTGGAGCATTATCTATTGACTTAGATAGTGAAACTCTTGATATAGCTGGTGGTACAGGTATAGATACATCAGGTGCTGGTAATACATTAACAGTTGCTATTGATTCTACTGTAGCAACTTTAACAGGCTCACAAACTTTAACAAACAAAACAATAGATGTAGATAACAATACGTTATCTAATATAGAAGTAGATAATCTTAAGTCTGGAGTTTTAGACACAGATATATCTTCAGTTGCAGGTACAGATACAACACTTGCTTCAGCTAAAGCTATTAAGACTTATGTTGATGCTCAAGTAACAGCTCAAGATTTAGATGCTACTACTGATAGTGGTACAGTTGCAATAGACCTGGATAGTGAAACATTAACTATTGCAGGTGGAGAAGGTATAGATACTTCAGGTTCTGGCAATACAATTACAATCACAGGTGAACTAGCTACAGAAACAAATGCTGGTGTTGCTACTTTTGATGGTACTGACTTTACAGTATCTTCAGGAGATGTAACTTTAAATGCAGAAAGAATACAAGATATTACTGGTGCAATGGTATCAGGAAATACTGAAACAGGTATTACACTTACTTATCAAGACTCAGACGGAACATTAGATGCAGTAGTTAACCTAACACCATTTGATACTGGAGACTTAGCAGAAGGTAGTAACTTATACTATACATCAGCTAGAGCTAATTCAGATTTTGATACTAGATTAGCTACTAAAGACACAGCTAATCTATCAGAAGGTAGTAACTTATATTTTACAAATGCTAGAGCCGATGCTAGAGCTGACGTAAGAATAGCAGCTTCTACAACAGATGACCTATCAGAAGGTTCAAGTAATTTATATCACACAACAGAAAGAGTACAAGACATCGTAGGTGCTATGGTTTCTTCTAATACTGAAAGTGGTATTAGTGTAACTTATGAAGATAGTGATGGTACTTTAGATTTTAATGCAGATGATTTTACAATTACATTAGGTGGAGATTTATCTGGTAATGTAACTATTTCAGATTTAGCTAATGGTACATTAAATGCAACAATAGTAGCTAATGCAGTTGCTCTAAGTACAGATACAACAGGAGACTATGTTGATAGTCTTGTAGCAGGAACTGGTGTTACTTTAAGTAATAACTCAGGCGAAGGTGCTACACCTACAGTTGCTATTGGACAAGCAGTAGAAACAAATTCAGATGTAAACTTTGCTACAGTTACAACTACAGGTAATGCTACCATAGGAGGAAACCTAACTGTAAATGGAAGTACCACAACACTTAATACTGCAACCTTAAATGTAGAAGACCAGAACATAACACTTAACAAAGGTTCAGGAGATACATCAGGTTCAGCAGACGGTGCAGGTATTACAATTCAAGATGCTGTAAATGCTTCTACAGATGCAACTATAGCCTGGAGTGCAGCTAATGATAACTTTGTGTTCTCACATGAAGTAGTTGCTCCAAGTTTAGATATATCAGGTAATGTAGATATTGATGGTACATTAGAAACAGATGCTTTAACTATTAATGGTACAGCTTCAGTTCCTTTTGAATCTGCTGACCATAGTAAGTTAGACGGCATAGAAGCTAATGCAACAGCCGACCAAACAGCTAGTGAAATCAGAACATTAGTAGAGTCAGCAACTAACTCCAATGTATTTACAGATGCTGACCATAGCAAACTAAATGCAATAGAAGCCTCAGCTACAGCAGACCAAACAGCTAGTGAAATAAGAGCATTGGTAGAAAGTGCCTCTGACTCAAATGTATTCACAGATGCAGACCACACTAAATTAAATGCAATAGAAGCAAGTGCTGATGTAACAGATACTGCTAATGTAACAAGTGCAGGTGCATTAATGGATAGCGAACTTACAAGTATCGCAGACGTTAAAGCATTAGACCAATCAGTAGTAAGTGGGGCAACTCCTACATTTACAACTACTAACTTTACTGATGCTACAAACAAAAGATTAATGACTGATGCTCAAGAAACAAAACTTGACTCAGTTGAAAGTGGTGCTACAGCAGACCAAACAGCATCCGAGATTAGAACATTAGTTGAAGCAGCAACAGATTCAAATGTGTTTACGGATGCAGACCATAGTAAATTAAATGCTATTGAAGCAAATGCTACAGGAGACCAAACTGCTAGTGAAATAAAATCTTTATATGAAGCTAATTCAGATACAAATGCATTTACTGATGCAGATGAAAGTAAGTTAGATGGTATAGAAGCAAATGCTACAGCAGACCAAACAGATGAAGAAATACAAGATATAGTAGGTGGAATGCTTACTGGTAATACTGAAACAGGTATTGCAGTAACATATCAAGATGGTGACGGAACAATAGATTTTGTTGTAGCCTCACAAACAGATGAAAACTTTACAACAGCAGACCATGCTAAATTAGATGGTATAGAAGCTGGAGCTACTGGCGACCAGACAGCAGCAGAGATTAGAACATTAGTAGAAAGTGCTAGTGATTCTAATGTATTCACAGATGCTGACCATGATAAGTTAAATGGTATTGAAGCAAGTGCTGACGTTACAGACTCAGCAAATGTTGGTAGTGCCTTAACAGGATTTAGTACAGCAACTGATGCAGTAGCAACAGACTTAGTTGCTTTCTATGATGTCTCAGCAAATGCTTGGGAAAAAGGAACTATAGAAGATGTAGCTTTACAAGGTACAAAAGGACAGAAAGGTGAAGGTGGAGTTCTTGGTTCTAAAGGCCAGAAAGGTGAAGTAGGTGTTACAGGAGATAAAGGCCAGAAAGGTGAAGTAGGTGTTACAGGAGATAAAGGCCAGAAAGGTGAAGTAGGAGCTACAGGTGCTAAGGGTCAGAAAGGTGAAGTAGGTGCTGCTGGTTCAAACGGAACGAATGGTGCAAACGGAGCTAAAGGACAAAAAGGTGAAGTAGGAGCTACAGGAGATAAAGGACAAAAAGGTGAAGCTGGTGTTGACGGAGCTGCTTCAGATGGTACTAAAGGACAGAAAGGACAAAAAGGTGAAGTAGGTGCTACAGGTGCTAAGGGTCAAAAAGGTGAAGTAGGTGCTACAGGTAATAATGGTTCAAATGGTTCTAAAGGCCAGAAAGGTGAAGTAGGAGCTACAGGTAATAATGGTTCAAATGGTTCAGATGGTTCTAAGGGTCAAAAGGGTGAAGTAGGAGCTACAGGTTCTGGTGGAGCTACAGGTTCTAAAGGACAAAAAGGACAAACTGGTGCTGAAGGTTCTGATGGTTCAAACGGTTCTAAGGGACAGAAAGGTGAAGTAGGAGCTACAGGTAATAACGGTACAAACGGAGATAAAGGCCAGAAAGGTGAAGTAGGTGCTAAGGGACAAAAAGGTGAAGTAGGTAGTACAGGTAGTACAGGTAGCACAGGTTCTAAAGGGCAAAAGGGTCAAGAAGGAAACTTCGGTGGTCAAACATTTGCTTATGACTTTGATACAGGTACTTCAGATGCAGACCCAGGTAATGGTGAATTAAGATTAAACAATGGTACTGTATCTAGTGCATCTGTTCTATTTATAGATGACCAAGATGCAGGTGGTACTGATATACAAAGTTATCTAAGAACTATTGATGATAGTGATTCTACTATTAAAGGTCATGTAAGAATATCAAACAAATTAGATGCAACAGACTTTGCTCTATTTACAATTAGTGGTTCTATAACAGAAGCTTCAGGTTACTTTAAAGTTCCTGTAGCTCATGTTAGTGGTTCAGCATCTTCATTCTCAAATGGTGAAGATTTAATTGTAACTTTTGCAAGAACTGGAGACCAAGGTGATAAAGGTCAAAAAGGTGCAACAGGTTCTGGAGGAGCTACAGGTTCTAAAGGACAGAAAGGTGAAGTAGGAGCTACAGGTTCTGCTGGTTCTAACGGTTCAAATGGGTCTAAGGGTCAGAAAGGTGAAGTAGGTAATACAGGAGCTACAGGAGATAAAGGTCAAAAAGGACAAACTGGTGCTACAGGTTCTGACGGTAGTAACGGTAGTAACGGTAGTAAAGGACAAAAAGGTGAAGTAGGTGCTACAGGTTCTGCTGGTTCTAATGGGTCAAACGGTTCTAAGGGACAAAAAGGTGAAGTAGGTAACACAGGTGCTACAGGAGATAAAGGCCAGAAAGGTCAAGCAGGCTCTAACGGTAGTAACGGTTCAAATGGTTCGAAAGGACAAAAAGGTGAAGTAGGTGGTACAGGTTCTACAGGTCAGAAGGGACAAAAAGGTGAAGTAGGTAGCACAGGTGGAACAGGGTCTAAAGGACAAAAAGGTGAAGTAGGTGCTGCTGGTTCAAACGGTAGTAATGGTTCAAATGGTTCTAAGGGTCAAAAAGGTGAAGTAGGTGCTGCTGGTTCAAACGGTAGTAATGGTTCAAATGGTTCTAAGGGTCAGAAGGGACAAGCTGGTAACAATGGCTCGAATGGTTCGAATGGTTCGAAAGGACAGAAAGGTGAAGCTGGTAATAACGGCTCAAATGGTTCGAATGGTTCTGACGGTTCTAAAGGTCAGAAAGGTCAAGCAGGCTCTAACGGTAACAACGGTAGTAACGGTTCTAAGGGACAGAAAGGTGAACCAGGTACTAATGGTAGTAATGGTTCTAACGGTTCTAATGGTTCTAAAGGCCAGAAGGGTGAAGTCGGTGGAACAGGTGGAACAGGTCAGAAGGGACAAAAAGGTGAAGTCGGTGGAACAGGTGCAACAGGCCAGAAGGGAGAGAAAGGACAAAAAGGCCAGGCAGGTAATAATGGTTCTAATGGTTCAAACGGTTCAAACGGTTCTAAGGGTCAGAAAGGTGAAGCAGGTACTAACGGCTCTAATGGTTCAAATGGTTCTAAGGGTCAAAAGGGTCAAGCAGGTAATAACGGCTCTAATGGTTCAAATGGTTCAGATGGTTCTAAGGGTCAAAAGGGTCAAGCAGGTAATAACGGCTCAAATGGTTCTAATGGTACAGATGGTTCTAAGGGTCAAAAAGGTCAAGCAGGTACGAATGGTTCTAACGGTTCTAACGGTACTAATGGACAGGATGGTTCTAAGGGTCAAAAAGGTCAAGCTGGTAACAACGGTTCTAACGGCTCAAATGGGTCAAATGGTACTGATGGTGAAGACGGTGCTAAAGGACAAAAAGGACAAAAAGGCCAGGCAGGTACTAACGGTACTAACGGTTCTAATGGTGCTGATGGTGGATTTACTACCAACTCAAATGCTCAAGTTAATAGCTTAGGTATTGGAACAGCAGGCTCAGGTACAGCAGGTGAAATTAGAGCAACTAATAACATCACAGCTTTCTACTCTGATGCAAGACTAAAAGACTTTGAAGGTACTATACCTAATGCTCTAGAAAAAGTATTAGCTCTAAGTGGTTATTACTTTAGAGAGAATGAAAAAGCTAAAGAACTTGGCTATGAAAATGAAAGAAGACAAGTTGGTATATCAGCTCAAGAAGTACAAGCTGTATTACCAGAGGTAGTAACAGAAGCCCCTATTGATGACAAGTATCTAACAGTATGGTATGACAAGTTAGTTCCTCTTCTTATAGAAGCAATCAAAGAACTAGCAGTAGATTCACATGCTCCAAAAGGATTAGGAGATATGGAAGGTTATGAAGAATTACTAGCAAGAATAGAGGAGTTAGAAAACAATGGCTAACATGACAAACGTACAAGTATTTATTAGTGCTAAACCTGATAGTGAAAGTGAACCTCTACCAATAGCTATCGTAAGCTATGATGATGATACACAAACTTTTTGGAAACAAGATAGTGATAGGAGTGTTTTAGATAGTCATACAAAAGCTATACTAGACAGTTTCTTTAACGGAGTATAATATGCCAACAGCAGGAGCAATAAGTGCAGCAGGACAACAGAAATCTTTTTCTGATTTACAGACTAAGTTTGGTGGTTCTAATCCTATAACTCTAGGCGAGTATGGTGATTTAATTGGTTATTCATCTGGTCAAATAGATATAGATGACTATGCAGGTAAATCAGGAGTTATTTGGGGAAGTGTGCCATCACAAGGTGGTAATGCAATGTTCCAAACTTCTTCTTCTTCAAATGTAACTGCTTTAGCTATTGCTCAAATTGGTTTTGCTTTTCAACCTGCTGATAAAAGAATTAGAATAAAAATAGGTAAAGGTTCTCACACATCACCTGTTAGTTTTAACTTTAGTAGTATACTAATGACTTATGTAAATGAACCTGCAACTGTTCAAGTAAAATTAACATGGACTGCTGTAACTACTGGTAACGGTACTTTTACAAATGGGTCAGGCTCTTTTACAAGTGGTACTTATCTTACTATTGCAGAACAAAGCTCATCTTCTGATAGTGGTACTTTTTCAGCTTGTACATGGTCAGTTTCAAAAAGCTCATCACAGTTTCTTGGAAGTGCCTCTTTAGATGCAGGTGGATTTACAAGTGGGGTAGCTCTCAATATAAAATGTAGAGCTTTAGATTCTAGTGGTAACGTTATTGCAGAGCAAACATCAAGTCAAGATTTAGACCAACCTATATTCCTTCAAGCTACAAGAAGTGGTGGTGGCTTCGGAGGTGGAGGCTTTGAGCCTTAATAATAGGTATGTTACAATCTCTATATGAAGAAATTAGTAATAAGTTTAAAACGAAGAACAGATAGAAAAAAACAATTTTATAAAAATAATTTAAATAATTATAAATTTATAGAAGCAATAGATTATAAAAGACTTGATAACTTTATAGTCGATGAAGAGTTTAGAGACCCTTTTAGAAATAGACAAGTCTTAAGAAGCGAAGTAGCATGTTTCTTATCTCATAAAAAAGCATGGTCAACATGTTTAGATTTAAATGAACCTGTTATTATCTTAGAAGATGATGCAGTAATAAATGAACATTGGGATGAAGATTACTACCAAGAGCTAATAAATAAATACGATTTTATATACTTACAGAAAAACGAGAACGAACCTGATAAAGTTATAAGTATAGACGATAAATTGGAGATACCTTCTTATCCTTATAATTTAACAGGCTACATAATTAAACCGTCAACAGCAAAGATTTTAATAGACAATATAGATAAAATTATTCCTGCTGATGAATATGTACCTAAATTAATAAAGGAGAAAGTTTTGAATAACGTAGTTTCATTAAAGAAAGATTCTTGTAATCAAATATCAAGAGAAGATAGTCCAAGTGATATTGAAGTTCCAGTAGGTGTAGCTAGAAACTTTAAAGTACATCCTATTACTGTAGGAACAGATAGGAAGAAATGTACTAAATTATTTACAAGTTCTAGAAGTTGTGGAATAGATGTAGTAAACATTGGTAACAATGTAGAATGGCAAGGGACTGACATGGTTGGCCCTGGTGGTGGACATAAGGTAAACCTGTTAAGAGAATATATACAGGATTTACCAGGAGATGATGTCATTTTATTTACAGATGCATACGATGTTTTTTATGCTGATAATTTAGAAACTATTACCGAAAGATACTTAGGATTTAATTGCAAAGTTTTATTCTCAGCAGAACAACATTGTTGGCCTGATGCAGATATAGAGCATGAGTTTCCTGAAGCTCCAACTAAATATAGATTTTTAAATAGTGGGACTTTTATAGGTAGAGTAAAAGAATTAAAAAGAATGTTATCTACAGATTGGATAACTAATGATGCAGACGACCAGCTATATTATCAAAAGTTATTTTTAAGTGGCGAGTTTGATATACAACTAGACTATGAAGGTTATATATTCCAAACACATGAAGCAGCAGTAACAGTAAGTGATGGTCAGATATACAATCCTTTAACTAATTGTTGTGCATGTATTTATCATGGTAATGGTGGCGAGTTAACTAAACAAAAGTTTGAGCAACTCTATAATAGATTTATGCCAGCTACTAATGATTTATTCTTTTGGTCAGGTGCAGATTACGAAATTTTAGATGACGACATATTGCTTGTTGATTTTATGACACAAGACCAATGTGAAAGAATGATTGAGATAGCTGACAATCATGGAGGATGGGGTTCATTAGAATATGATAAGTTCCCAGCTCAAGAAATAAGATTAAAAGAATTAGGTTTGTGGGATGAATTAAAAACCCAATGGGAAAACAACATAGTTCCAATCATAGAAAGTTATTGGAAGCCTATGGAAATGTATGGACTTAGAGATGCATTTGTAATGAGATACTCAGTAGATACACAAAAAGAGTTACCTTTACATACTGATGCTAGTTTAGTTACAGGAAGTATAAAACTAAACGATGACTATGAAGGTGCTGACTTAGTTTATCCTAGACAAAACTTTAGTAACAAAGATATACCTGTAGGAAAATGTATATTATTTCCTGGAATGGTAACACATGGTCATGCATGTCAACCATTAAAGAAAGGAGTGAAGTACAGTTTTACTATATGGACAAACAGATACCCTGGGGATGGTATGTAAATGGAAGATATGCATTTTTTTTGGAACGTAGTATTAACTCTGATTGTAGCTCCTGTAATTTTTGCAATACGTAAAAATGAATCAGAAGCTAAAAGAATAGATATATTATTAAATAAGACTAGAGAAGAGATAGCAAAAGACTACGTTACTAAACAAGAGGTAAAAGCAGATATGAACATACTAATGGAAAGAGTAGAAAAACTACATGAGAAAGTAGATAAATTATTTGAGGTGAAATAATGGCAAAGAAAAAGTCAAACAGAAAAAGAGCCAAACAAAAAAGACAAGACTATAGAGTTGGTGGAAACGTATTTAATCCAAACAGGATAGATAGTCCTATGCCTGCTAAAAAACCAGTTAGTAGGCCTGATAGGCCAATATCTATTGGAAGAACACCAAGTCCAAGACCAGAGCCTGAGCCTATTGCAAAGGTTGGAAGACCTGTACCACCTCCAATACAACAACCTAAACCTAGTCCTAAACCTACACCTCAACCTAGGACTCAACCTAGACCTAGACCTACACCTCAACCTCAACCTTCCGTACCTATATCTACTGGCCCAGGATTTACAACTGGCACAGACCCAGATATTGCAAAAGACTACGGAGACTTTGGTGGTCTATTTAATCCTGGTGGCGAATCAGATGCTGCTAGAAGAGATAGAGGTGGAAGTAGAGATGATGGTGGTAGAGATGATGATAGAGAAGCACCTCCAGGTGGTAAATACTCAATAGTAAGAAATGGTTTCATATATGTATGGAATGGCTATACCTACGTAAACACAGGTAATAGAGCTGGAGGAGACGAAGGTGGTGGTGACGAAGGTGGTGGCGACAACGGTGGTAGCGATGAAGGTGGTGGCGACAACGGTGGTGGCGATGAAGGTGGTGGTAATGAACCAGACCCAGACCCACTAGAAACTATGACCGATGCTCAAAGACAAGCAGCATTTGAAGAAGAAAGAAGAATAAGAAATATTAGAGAAGGAAGAACATCTCAAGAGATAGCTTCAGGTAATATACCAGCAGGTACTGTACCAGTTCCTACAGTTATGGGAATAGGTAGAGAAGGTACAGAAGCTGATACTGTTGTTGCTCCTGATGCAAGTCAAGTAGGTACATCTACTATAGACCAAACACCAGAAGAAACAATTAGTCAGGTAGAAGAAGTAGCACAAATAGACCCAGCTAGAGAGGTTACAACTACAACAACACCTACAGCGACAATAGAACAAGCTGCACAAGCAAGAGCTGCTCAACAAGATAAAGAAGAACTTAGACTAGCAGAAGCTGCTGACGTAGCTGATGTTACTCCAGTTGAAGATGTTGATGTTGTTATTGAACCAGGAGCTGTAGCTAAGGTTGTTACAGGAACATTAAGTCCTGGAGCAAAAGCAAGGATTGTAGAAAATACTGGTACTAATTTAGCCAGAGTTACTAGAGCTAAAAAACAATTAGCTAATGCTGGATTAGAAGAAGGAGCTATACAAGAGTTAGGTAAAGACCCTGAAACTCTTGAAGCCAAGCTTACAGATTTTACAGAAGAAGAAAGAGGTATCATAGAAGGATTACCTGAAGAAGCTTTAGTATCTAATCAACTTGAAAGTCTATTAACTGGTATAGAAGAAGGAGAGATTCCAACATGGGCTAGACCTGCTGTTGCATCTGTTGAAGCTATGTTAGCTAAAAGAGGATTAGAAGCATCTTCAATAGCTAGAGATTCATTAGCTAATACTATTATCCAAGCATCTTTACCTTTAGCTCAAGCAAATGCTCAAGCTATTCAAGCTAGTGTAGCTCAACAAAAAAATATAGAAGCTGCTGTATCTGAAGCTAATGCACAGAGAGAACAACAAACTGTATTAAAAAATGCAGAGAATGTATTTAAATTAGATATGGCTAATATGGCTGCTGAACAGCAAACTGAGTTAGCTAATAGTAAGTTTTTACAAACAGTTACTTTAACAGAAGCAAATCAAGAGCAACAAGCAGCAGTAGTAAATGCAACTAATATTGCAAGAGCTGATTTAGCTGAGGCTGACTTTTATCAGAAAGCACAAATAGATAATGCAAAGAATTTCTTAGCTACTGATATGGCTAATTTAAATAACAGACAACAATCAAATGTTGTTAAAGCTCAGTATGAGCAACAAAGACTACTAAGTAATCAAGCAGCACAAAATGCTATGGGTCAGTTTAATGCTACAAACGACAGACAAGCTCAACAGTTTATGGCACAGATTGAAACACAGATTAGACAATACAATGCAGGCTACATAAATGCTACAAATCAATTCAATGTTCAATCTCAGAATGCTGCTGAAGCTAGAGATGCTCAAAGAATAACAGATGTTAACAAAGCTAATGCTGCGATTATGAATCAAGTAGAACAGTTTAATGAACAATTAAATTACAACAGACAACAATGGAATGCTGCTAATGAACAAGCAGTTATTAATTCTAATATAGACTGGAGAAGAAGAGCAAATACTGCTGATACTGCTGCACAAAATGCAGTTAATCAACAAAATGCTCAGAATGCTTTTGGGTTGACTCAAGCTGCACAATCTTTCTTATGGCAAGAATTAAGAGACCAAGCTGATTATGATTTCAGATGGGCTACTGATACAGCTAATAGAAAAGTGCAAGCTATGATGTCTGCTGCAACTGCTGAAGGCGATGCTGCAAAGAATTGGGGTACTAATTTTAGAAATGCATCATCTACAATCAACAGTTTATTTGGAAGTTAAGGAGAAGATAAATGGGATTTTTAAGTAAAGTATGGAAAGGAATTAAAAAAACTGTCAAGAAGATAGGTAAAAGAGTTAAGAAAACTTTTAAAAGTGTTATGAAAGGTATTGGCAAACTAGGGATAGTTGGTCAAATTGGTATGATGTTTTTAATGCCCTATGCGATGGGAGCTGTAGGAAGCCTGTTTGGAACGGCAGGCAAGTTAGCTAGTTGGTCTACAAAACTACTTGGGCCAAATGCAAACTTTTTCTCAAAGGTTCTAGGTAAAACTTTAGAAGCTGTTAATGTTGGTGGTACTTGGATTAAAAATGCATACACAAGTGTAAGTACAGCTATCACTAATGGTATAGATAGAGTCGGAAACTTTTTCAAAGGTAAAGGGATGACTTTAAGTGAAGGCAGAGCATCTGTTTTCTCTAAAGACTTTTCATCTTCTTTAGATACTTTACCAACTCAAGCAGGAATTAAGTCTGACCAAATTCAAGCTCAACTATCTGAGACTATTCCAAGAGCTTTGGATAAACCATTAAACTTCAATAAAGACACCTTAAGTTATGAGCTACCTACCAACACCCCAGGTGAAGTAAGAATACCTGAGTTTGGTAAAACAGGAGAGCTTACTAGAGGTATGAATATAGAATTAGATACTAATGAGTTGTTTAAAAATACTAAAGTAGGAGTAGATGCTATAGGAGATATAGCTGCTGGCTCAGATGCTTTAAGTGAACAAGCAGCTTCATTGTTATCTCCAAAAGATAGTTTCCTAGATAAGATTAATGTATTTGATAAAGACTCTGCAATCAGAAAAGATATAGCAAAATTTGATTTGTATGATGCTGGTAAACAAAAGATAACAGATGGGTTATTAGGTGGCCTTGAAAGCCGAGCATACGAGGCTGTGGGTGTAGATATGACACCTCAATACACTTATAACAAAATTAATATACCAAACATTATGGGTATTGGTAGCTCCCCTACAATTAGTTTAGGAGCTATAGACCAGTTTACAGCACCAAGAGGTAACTCATGGCAAGCTACAAGCATGTACTCAAGTGGTATTTTAAATGATATTTTAAATAGAGATGCTGGTCAGGACTGGAGAAATTGGATGAATGCTTTTGCTTTACAAAATACTGTTAATCCAACAGGTTCTGGAACAAATATGACAGCATACTAAGGAGTGAAATTGTGATAAAAAGACAACCAGGCGAAGAAATGAATCCAGAAGCTGTAGAAGCTTTTGCGAATAGAGGATATCCTATACCAGGTCAATCCTGGACACAACCTGTAGAAGAAAGAAGACCTTTTGAAGGTAAGCCTGACTTTACAGATATGAGAGAAGCTTTAGAGTTTACAGCTTTAGAATTACTTGATGAAGAAAACTATGTTCCTATTGTTCTTGCAATGGGCGATGGAGTTCCAGTCATGGACTTAGCTTTACAAATGGGCTATGTAGGTTTTAGAGAAGGTAAATGGAATCCTGATTTAATGCTGATGTTGTTAGAACCTTTTGCATATTTACTTATGGCTCTTGCTGAAAAGTCTGGAGTAACCTATAGAGTAGATTCAGATGATGCTTCAGCTCTATTAGATATGGAAGACGGAGAGGCTGACGAAGAAGAACAAATGCTAGTAGCTAAAGCTAAGAATGTAGCTGAAGTTGCTAGAAGAAAAAAAGCAAGAGAAGGAGGAGGAATACCTGAAGGTGTTTTACCTCAAGAAGTGGTAGAACAAATAGAGGCTTTACCTGAAATAGGACTATTAGATAGGCAACCAGAAGAAATGGTAGAACCTACTAATGATAGTCTATTAGCTAGAGGAGAGGAAGAATAATGGGATTATATGATGACGGTGGTGTTGAGTTTACTAAACAAGCATTTAACGATGCAAGTGAACGAGGCATAAAACAAGCAAAAGAAGCTGAAGAAGAAGGTTACAAAAAAAGTTTAGTTAGAGGACTGCTTATAGAGCCTGCTATTGGAGGTATCTTTGGAGAAGTTAAAAGTATGTTTGATGCAAAAGGACAAGCTTTACAAGATAAAAATATACCTATGAGAACTTATCTTCAAAGTTATTTATCTAATCAAGAAGGTCAAAGACAAAGTTTAGAATACAATAAAGAAACTAATCCAAATGGTTTTATTGTAAATGGTAATGTAGATATACAGAGACTACAAAATTACATTGCAGCAGATTTAAGAACTAGATTACAAGATGGAAGTTATGGGGGAGAGTTTACTAATTTAAATCCTGTGCAATTAGCTTCTTATTTAACTTCTGAGTCAAGAGTACAAGCAAATAAATTAAAAGGATATTATCAAACTTTATACAATGAAAGCATGGATGTTCCTGATATGGACACAATACTAACTCAGTTTGATAAATGGAATAGTAGAGAAAACCCTAAAGATGTATTTGGTAAGATTACCAAAGGTGTAAGAAACATATTAGGTATGGAAACAGAAGAAACCATAAACTTTAAAAACCTTGAAGCCCATGAAAACTTACGTTTAACATTAGGCGAAGGGACATCAAAAGAATTAATAGACTTAAAAAATGCTGTAACTGCATACGACACAGCAGCTACAGACCAAGGCAGTAGATTTAATATTGATGGTCTAATAGAAAAAATAAGAGCTAACATAGGTAAACCACCTTCAGAGGGAGGTATTCAGGGAAAGCCTATAGAAGGTACATTCGAGATTAAGGATAGAAGTTATACAAGTGGTGGTGACGAGTTTACATTTCAAGAAGGTATATACATGAGTTTAGATGAGTTTGGTATTCCTAGATTATCTAGTGCTGGTGTGAATGAAGCTGTAAAAAGTAAGCAAGCAGACATTAAAGTACCTACTGACGGACAGGTAAAATCTGGTGAGTCAGCTATGATGTTAGTCTTAACTGATGGCTCTAATCCTGAAATGAATACACTTTATCAAAATGTAATTAAAGGTAAAGGACGAACTACAACTGACCCTCAAAATACTGTAAAAAATTATGGTGTTAAGGTTGCTTATGCAGCTAATCATATTAGACAGAAAGTAAAAGATTTTAACTTAACTATAGCAGATGGAGATATTGATTACCTTGCAGCTATGCATGTATTAGGTCAAGTAAACGAAGGATATCGTGATTCTATATCTAAAAACCCAACACATGATAGTTCACATCAACAGTTATTAATGAATAATCCTAATACTACTCCTGATTTATTCGACTTATTGAATATAGCTAAATTAAATACTGTAGGTAGTAATGGTGAATTTACTTTAATAATGCAAATACCTAACATAATTAGAGATGTTCGAGCTAGTAAAAAGTTTGAATATGAACAAAGTGCTAGGTTTAAAGAAATTATTACTGACCTACAAGCAAGTGTTATAGGAGAAGGTAGAAACTTTACAGGGAGTGCTGACATAAATTTACCAGAGTATATAGCTAAGTATGAAGGTACTAATGAAGAAAAAGTTTTACAGTATGAACTAGAAAGAATTAATCAAATAAATAGTTACTTCCCTGAAGAACTTAGATACATAGACTCTAGGTATGATGGGGTTATACAAAAGTTTGGTAGCACAGGAACATTACCAGAAGTAATAGAAGAACCTATGGAAGTAGAAGAAGGTAATACTTCTGATGCAACAGACACAAATCCTCCTCCAGTAAGTTCAGAAGAAAACAGACAACTTAAATTTATTGCTGGTAATAAAATAAGTAAACTAGAAAAAGCTATTCAAAAAATGGAAGCAGGACAAATGACTGCTTATAATAGTCAAGCATTTAGAAACTATGTAAAAGAACAGACAGACGGTGGTACATTATTTGGTAAAAATAAAATATCTAAAGAACGTGAACTATCTTTAATGAAACAGTATCTTCAAAGTCTATTAGACGACCCTGATAATTACAAAGGGACTAGACAACCTATGTCAGAGGAATTAAAAGCTGAGATAGGAGTAAACTAAGTGGCAAACTTTAATTATTCTCCTAGTTATGCTAGAAGGAACATGCAAAGTGAGCCTATCCAGCAATATGACCTAAATGATTTAGAGTCAGATAAAGAGTTCCAGGCAGTCTCTGAAAGATTCTTAGGTTCTATTGGTGAACAAGATGATATCTTTGAGTATTTAAGAGACTCTGATTTTAACCTTACGTCAGCTATGAAAAGATATGCTGACTCTGGTAAGTTTACTGAACAACAAAAGAAAGACTATCAATACTTAAGAACTATGTTTGATGGTGCAGATATAGGTAGTACAGGACAGTTCCTTGAATTAGTTAAAGACGGAGCAATAGATATGGTTACTGACCCTACTCTAATATTAGCTGCTTTGTTTACTCCTTTTTCAGGAGGAGGAACATTAGCTACTAGAGCTACAGTAGGTAAAGGAACTGCTCAAGCTTTGAAGATGTTAGGCCAAGCCAATAAAGGAGCTTTAAATAAAACACAGCTTAAAAAGGCTATTGCTGATGGGTCATTAGAAGAAGCTGCAAAAGCTGCAACAAAAGTAGCAGGTGGTATGGGTGCAATAGAAGCTGGTGGTTGGATGGGTCTACATAACCATGCTAATCAAAACATAGAAATAAACACAGGTTTAAGAAGAGCTTACTCAGCAAAAGAATTAGTAGGCTCAACTGCTGCTGGTGTTTTACTAGGTGGTGTTGTTGGTTATGGTGGACAGAAGTGGTCTAATTTTTCTAATCCAGTTTTACAAATAAACAATAAACCTAAAGTCTATAGAGACGATAGTATTATAGATAATGTCCGATTAAAGTTTAATCAAGCCTGGGACAATACTGTAGGTAGAGTTATATTAGGTAATGCTGCTCAACTAAGAACCTTAGAAAAACAAGGGGTAAAGTATGCATCTTTCTTCAGAGGTTTATTAGACCATGATTCTCAGTTAGGTATAGGTAAAAGAAGTAATAAAAAAGTAGAGTGGAGTTTTCCTGAACAATTAAATGCCAGACGAGGTGATTATATGTTCATGGAAGAAGGACAGCGAATAGGATTTTTTAAGGCTATCGAGCCTATAGCTCCTGATGGAGTTATGATGCAAGCTGATGAGATTGCTATTATTAGATTCTTAAGAGGAAATAAAAAAGCATTACAAGGAAAAAGTAAAGAAACAGTACAAGTAGCTAATGACTTAAGAAAATGGTTTGATGGTATAGCTAAAGATGCTCAAGATGCAGGCTTTGGCGATATAAGAATAGAAGATTATTTTCCAAGAGAATGGAATAGACAAGCTATAAAAGATAATAGACCAGAGTTTGTTGCACAGTTATCTAAAGATTTAAAAATATCCCAAAAAGAAGCAGATGATATTGCAGAGGGTATGTTAAATATTAATAATGAATTATATGCCAGCCATAGTAACTTACTTACCCACGGTAGAAAATTAAAATTAGATGACAATGCTTATGAAAAATATTTAACCAATGAGTTAATACCTGTTAGTGCTAGTTATGGTTTAAATGCTGCTAATACAATACAAACTAAAATAAGTTTTTTAGGTGGTGCTAAATCTAATACAAAGGTTGTAAAAAGCAGAGACATAGAAGGTAAAGAAGTATTAACATTTCAAAGCTTAAGACAAAATAATATAGATGATTTTATAAGAACTCATGTAGATACGTTAGATGATGATGTATTTAACACTTTAGGTAGACGTTTAACATCTACAGAAAGAAAAGACATGATAGAATCTTTCAAGTCTGTTACAGGTGCAGTAAACTTTTTTGAAGGACAAATAAAACAAGGAGTATATGATGGCCTCAAGCTTGCTAATGCTATGGCTTATCTGCCTTTAGCTACTATCTCTTCTTTCTCAGAAGGTTTGATAGCAGCTTCCAGGGTATCAGGAAAGCAGTCTGTAAAAAACTTTCAGTATCAACTAGAAAATGGTATGCAATTTTTAACAACAGATTTAAAAAGTTTGTTAAAAGAAAGAAGGGGTTTATCAGAAGTTGTAGCTAATAGAGAAGCTAACAGAGTTTACTTAGCTGTAGATGATGTGCAAGCAGATTTAACAAATAGATTAGCTGGTGATGGATTACAAAATGCAGCTTTGCAAAGAGGAGCTAGAGTATTCTACAAAGCTAACTTACTATTACCTTGGACAAAGACTATTGAGCTTGCAGCTTTTAATACAGGTAGAGATATAGTTGAGGAGTCATTAATTCAACTAAGTAAACTACAAAAAGCTGGAGTAAAAATATTTGATGATGTTGATACTTTTGTAAACTCAACAACAGGTAAAGATAAAGACATACTTAAACAACTAGATAGTATGGATGGAGTTTGGGCTGGTAAAGGTAATCTTTATAAAAGAACAAACTATCTAAAAGAACAAGTACAGGACATGGGTATAAGTGTCAAAGAAGGACTGGACTGGTTAGAGTCTGGTGCAAATAGAAATAGTAATTTCTGGACAAAAGAAATGTCTAAAGCAGGTGGTAGATTTGCAAGAAGTATAATTCTACCTACATCTAGAGAATTTTCTAAAGTTCCTAGATATATGACTAATCCTAAATTTGATATATTTACACAGTTTTTAAGATACCCTACAGCATTTAGTAATACTGTATTAAAAAACTTTGCTAGAGATACTTTAAATAGCCCTGCAATGTCAGCTCCAAGGTTTGCAGCTTTTGTAGCAGGCTCAACAGCTATTGCAAGAGGTACTAATTACTGGAGAAGTAGTCCAGAACAACAAGCAAGGTACGACCAGTTTGCAAGAAAGCCAGGAACTGATTTAAAAGGTAAAGCTTTTGATGCTTTTGTAGCTAGAAGTGCAGACGAGAATCTTAGAGCTTTCCAAAGAGTAGGTTTATTAGGGCCAACAGAATATGCATTGAGGTTTGCAGATGCTTATAGAGCAAATCCAAATCCTTTAGTAGCTATCTCAAGTTTAGGTGGGCCGATTATGGGTGACATTACAGGCTCTACACTTTACAACAGAGGGCTTTTTGAAACTATAGCAAGGAAAACTCCTTTGATAGGTATTAGACATCCGTTAAAAAGATACACAGGATATGACCCTTTCGAACCAATTATTGAAGGTGGTAAATTTTTAGATGAAGAAGCTAGATACCAACTACAACAAGGTATTGAAGATGTACTACCACCAAGAGTAGGTTATAAAAAAGGTGGGGTTGTAAAAGAATCATTTAAAGAAGTAGGACGTATGCGATATAACACAGGAAGTCTTGTAATAAATGATAGAACTATTGATAAAGAAACAAGAATAAGATTAGATAGTATAGATAATGATTTAAAAAACTTAGGATATAGTAAAGTTGCTAGAGCAGCTATCCTAGGTAATATTCATGTAGAAACAGGTGGTACTTATGACCATCAACAAAGACAAGATAACGGTAATGGTTATGGTCTTTATCAGTTTGATTTCCAAAAGAAATTTTATATGGAAAATGAAGATAGCTATTTAGCATCTAACAAGTTTGAAGATACTCCTATGAATCAAACTATGTTTATGCATGAAAGTATTAATCAATTAGCACCAGGAAAACATACAGTAGATAAAAATAAAATAGGTCAGTTACAAAGAGATTTACAGGGTGATGATGTAGCAAGAGCAGCTATCTCATTTTCTGAAAATTACTTACAACCTAGCATGCCACATATAGATAGAAGAAGAGATGCAGCAAGAACTATATTTAAAGTATTAGGAGATTAGATTGGGATTTCCGTTTGAAATAATTACTATGCTTGCATCTACAGTCCTAGGTGGACTGATGAGTGTATGGGCTGAAAGTAGAAAAGCTAAAGCAGAACAGCAAAAGCTACTCATTACACGTGGTGAGTTTGAGATGAAAGCTAGAAAGCAATCACTTGACCATGGATTAAAAGATAAAGGATTTGCCTGGACAAGAAGAATTATAGCTTTGACTTCAGTATTTGCTATTGTACTTTTACCAAAGTTAGTTGCTGTATATTATCCGAATGTAGATGTAACAGTAGGTTACACTAACTGGAATCCTGGGTTTTGGTTTTTTAAAGAAGGAAGAGAAGTATTTGAGTGGATAACTTTTCAGGGCTTAGTAATAACACAATTAGACACTAACTTAGTATCAGCAATTATAGGTATGTACTTTGGTGGTAGTTTAGCAAAGGGCAGATAATGAATACAAATCAATGGATGAGCCTACTAGAGACAGTAGGAATACCAGCAGCCTTTGCAGTTGCATGTGGCTACATGGTCTGGAAATTATTTCAACATCTAATAGCAGATGTACATAAGAAACTAGATACTCAACACGGCATGATAGTTGCATTGATAGATAGAATAAGACAAATGGATAACGATATGATAAGAATAGACTCTATGGTACGAACAGCAATGGGAGTATCTATAGATGTCGATAGACTAGCGAGGGCAGATGGGAAAAAAGACCAAAGAAAAGATTGAATTAGGAACTTTGATTGCAGTATTTGTAATCTCAGTATTAGGTGTTAGCAATATACATGCTGATGAAATGGTGCATAAATTTAAAAATCCATCATTTAGTGGCATAGGTACATCTGCACATTACCTTACCATAGAGAACCAAGAGTTCACTAGAAAAATGAGTATAAAAGAAGAACTCAAAGCCCTACAAGAACAAATAGAAAGAGATAAAGAGAATACAACACTAGCTAGATTTATTAGAAATTTAGAATCTAGAATATATGCACAACTATCTAGACAGTTGGTAGAAAATTTATTTGGAGAAAATCCTAGTACAAGTGGAATACTAACTTTAGAAGGTAATACTATAGAATATAGTATAGAAGACGGAATAATAACACTAACTATAACAGCAAGCGATGGAACACAAACGACTATTCAGTTGCCTATTGGCGATTTTAGCTTTTAGTGGTTGTGCAGTAATAAGTGAGAATAACGATTTAGTTTTAACAAAAAAAATACAACCCTCAACTATATTAGAAATACAATCAGATGAGCTATTTGAGATGCCTGGTGCTAAACAGCAGCCAGTTGTCGCAGTATACCCTAACAGTTTTAAAGATTTAACAGGCCAAAGAAGAAGTAATAGTTCTTTTGCCTTATTTAGTACAGCCATAACACAAGCTCCAGAAGCAATATTGATAAGAGCTTTGAAGCATACAGCAGATGGCAAGTTCTTCAAAGTAGTAGAACGTGTGGGACTCGATGACCTCACAAAAGAAAGACAATTAATTAGGTCAACTCGTAAAGAGTTTGAACAAGATGCAAAATTACAGCCTTTGCTTTTCGCAGGGCTTATGTTCCAGGGAGGGGTAATCTCGTATGAGGCTAACCTAAAGTCTGGAGGATTGGGAGCTAGGTATCTAGGTATAGGTAATAGCAAACAATATCGAGAAGATACTGTAATCATTTCACTACGATTGGTTTCTGTATCTACAGGTGAGGTGCTAATGGAGACATCCGTTTCTAAAAGCATTTTATCTACAAGTGTTTCTCAGGACGTGTTTCGTTTTATTGAAGCTGGCACAGAGCTAGTAGAGATAGAAGGAGGAGTTGCTGAGAACGAATCTATCGCTATTGCTTTAACAAAGGCAGTAGAGGCAGGGGTACTAAATATAATAAAAATAGGAATAGAGAGAGGCTATTGGGAATATGAAGAATCTAATTAGTATATTAGTTATGTTATCGCTAAGTGTATTAGCAGATAATGAAATATATATTGACCAATCAGGCGATACTGCCAATATTGATTTGGAGCAACTAGGAGGAGATAGTAACATCATTGCTGGGTTAGAAAGCACAGCAGGAAATTTAACACCGTTAGATTTAGATGGAGATAATCTTACACTAGACATAAATCAAATAGGTGGTTCTAATACTTTTCTAGGAGATATTTGGGCTGACAACTTTACAGGTTATTTTAATTTTGATGGAAGCAGTAATGATTTCACAATTCAAGTAGACCCAAGTAACACTTATGGTGCAGACGGCTCAGATGTTAACATTGACGTGTCAGGGAGTAGTAATGACTTTACACTAGACTTAGCTACAACAGCTATGGCTACTAATACAGACCTTGACTGGATTGTAAATGGAGATGGAAACGTATTTGATTTTGATATTAATTATGATGGAGCTACAAACTATGTAGACGTTGATGGTGATTCAAACACAGTCAACTTTGAAGGTAGTGGTTATGCTGGTGGGTATTTTTACCTAGACCAAACAGGCGACTCACGAACTTTCGACATCCAACAATTAAGTACATTAAATAATGATTGGCTCAAGATTATATCCAATGGTTCTAATGGTAGCGTGTGTATTATCCAAGACGATAATGGCACAGCCGTTGGATGCTAGCATTGGTAACATAACAGAACTTAACGGAGCAGGCAGGATTGTAAGGGATAAACCTTATGATGCTGCCTTATCTTTTAATATAGAAAGTTTTGATAATGTTCAAACTTCAGAAGGTCGTATAGGTATTACATTCCTAGACGATAGTCAGGTTAGATTAACAGAACATTCTGAACTTATCATAGACGAGTTTATCTATGATGCTGACCCATCTAAATCTAAGATGGCTTTACAGTTTGCAAGTGGTACTGCAAGATTTATTACAGGCAAACTTGCAACAATAAATAAAGAAAATATTTTTATAGAGACTCCTAGTGCTACTATTGGTATTCGTGGTACAGACTTTACGATTACTATAGACGAGCTTGGAAGGTCTCTTATTATTTTATTGCCTGATGAAAATGGTTTACCAAGTGGAGAGATAGTAGTAGCTACAGCTATGGGTGAGGTTGTTTTAAATCAGCCCTATCAAGCTACATCAGTATCTACATTTGAGAGTGAGCCTGCAAAGCCTGTAGTGTTGGACATAACTACAGAGCTAATAGATAACATGTTAATAGTTAGTCCACCAGAGGAAGAGTTTAATGCTAGTGAAGAGAATATGTCAGATAGTGGTAGTAACATACTTGATGTTGATTATCTGGAGTTTGACGACCTGGATGTAGATTTATTAAAAGATGATAGTTTAGAATTTACAGAGCTAGATATAAATTATTTAGATGTAAATTTTTTAGAAGACTTACTAGATATAATAGAAGAAGTAAACGAGCTAGATGAAACAGAAAGCTTACTAAGAACAGATGTAAACTTAAAAGGTACACAGGTAGGGTTTGACCCTAATACTCAAATAAATACTTTTATTACAGACCAACAAATAAGTTTGCTTAGAAGTGTAGAGCATACAGTTAGAATAGATTTAGATAAAGCAGGAGCTTATACCGTCATACTAATACAAGATGGTAAGAGTACACAACTTGTAGTAAATGGTGGTGGAGATTCTGTTATAAAAATTAAGCAGAGTAACTAATGAGATGGGCTAGTTTATTAATAGGATTATTGGCATTGCCTTTGTTATTTAATGTAGCTCCGTTAGAAACATTAAGACTTAAAACATTTGACAGGCTAGTAGATACACCTGAACCTACAGGATATTTTACAATACTAAATATAACTGAGGAGTATATAGATAGTCAGGGTGGTTATCCTTTACCTAGAGAAACACTAGCAGATATACACATAAAACTTTTACAAGAAGGAGCAATAGGAGTAGGGTGGACTATGTTATTTCCCCATCCTGATAGACTAGGAGGAGATGAGAAGTTTGCTGAAGTCTTGTCTTTTTCTCCTAGTATACTTGCAATGCCTGAAGTACCTAATGGCATATATCCTAAAACACATGGTACAGTCATCCGAGGGCCAGAGGTAAATCTACCAAAAGCCCAAGGATTTTTACAAAACATAGACATACTTAAAAACAATTCTAGCCAGGGGGCTGTGTCTGCTCCTGTTGATGTAGATAATCTTGTTAGACAAATACCTTTAATGCAACAAACACCTAATGGGTGGGTCGCTTCTTTTGGGACTGAAGTATTAAAAGTATTAGGTGGTGGTAATACATATCAGATTGTTACCAATGATAACGGTATAGAGATGGTAAGAGTTAGAGGACTAGACCCTATACCTACTGATAGTTATGGACGTAAATGGATTAGCTGGGTAGATACACCACAGACAACACTAGATAATTTAGATGTAGCAGGCAAGTTTGTCTTCGTAGGTTTTACAGCTAAAGGTATAACAAGTCAGCTAGCAACTCCTGTTGGATTACTTGAGCCTCACAAAATTCAAGCAGCTCTTGCCGAGTCAATATTATTAGATACACCACAGATACCAGACTACAGATTGTTTGTAGAGCTACTATTATTATGTGTCTCTGGTCTTCTTATAGCTGTTGTAATACGTTCTTTTGGTATCACACTATCAATGGTATTAGCTGGAGGTTTGTTTGCTTCAGTAGGATATCTGGGATATTACTTTGTGTCTATTGGTTATCTTATAGATGTGACCTGGAGTATGACAAGTATGACACTTTTATCTCTACAACAATTTTATTTAAGATTTAGACAGCAATATAGATTAAGACAACAAATCAGAAAACAGTTTGAACATTACCTTGACCCAAGACAAGTTGCCAGGCTACAAAAAAATCCAGGGCTTTTGAAGTTAGGTGGTGAAAGAAAAAGATGTACGATTATGTTTACAGATGTCAGAGGCTTTACAAGTCTATCAGAAAAGTTAGAGCCTGAAGAAGTTATAAAGATTATGAACAAGGCCTTGACTGTACAAGCTGATGCCGTTCAAAAGAATGGAGGGATGGTAGACAAATATATAGGGGATGCAATGATGGCTGTATGGAATGCTCCATTAGATGTAGACAATCAAGAACAGTTAGCTATTGAAACAGCTCTTCAAATACAACACGACATGCAAGAAGCAGAGTTAGAAGTTGAAATTGGTATAGGAATAAATACAGGAATAGTTTGTGTAGGTAATATGGGGTCAGCTTCCAGGTTTGAATATAGCTGTTTAGGTGATGCTGTAAATTTAGCTGCTCGTTTGGAGTCTTCATGTAAGTCTGTTGGTAAAAATTTAGTCATAGGTGAGGAGACAATTAAGAATTATCAGGGTGAATATACAGAATTAGAACCTATTTTTGTAAAAGGTAAGGAAAAAGAGGTCAAAATCTACACAATATAGTGTAAATGCTCTCTCGCTTACGGAGAAGCTCTCTAACGAATTTTATGCCTTTTGATACCTAGAGCATTACTTACATGCTAATCGTTCACCACAGAGCATTCTGTGAGGTCGATTTTCTTATAAAGCTTGAATTTCACGTTGCAAGTACACATGTAATGGTTCAAGCTTCGCTTTTGCTCTTTGAAGTAAAACTCTGATGATTTGTCTATCCATTTCTGAAAATACTACATCAACTTTATCAACTGGAAACTCAGATATCTCTGAGACTATTTTACCCTCTGGTGTAAGTAGCACCGAAAAACTTATTAGGTTGCCCTCACTCTTTTGTTTTTTCCTCTTCATTTCTTTTCCTTAATTCAGTAGTGCTAAATCTGTGTCCCCTCTTGTTATAATATATTTCTATTCCTCTTTCTTTACATAATCCTCTACCAGTAAATACAGAGTTTCTATATTCCTCTCCTATAATTCTTACATCTATAGGAAAGGTATATAAAATATCTTCTAGTTCATCCTCTCTATGGTAGACAACAATCTCATCTACCCACTTTATTCCTTTTAATTGTATCTGTCTTTCTACAATACTTTGTAAAGGTTTGTTTTTTTCTGGCCTGTCTGTGGATGGGTCAGTCTGTAATGCTACAATCAAGTAGTCACATACTGTCCTGGCTTCTTCTAACATAGTAACATGACCTGCATGTAATAAATCAAAAGCCCCACAAGTAATACCTACTTTAGCTTTGAGTCCTAAGATATCAAACTTCTTGCTCATTCAGATAAATCTGCAAACGTAATGTTCTTATGACTACCTCTTAGTCCTGCTTTCATATAAGTAGTTGCTCTACCCTCAAAGAAGTTCTGATGTTCTACACCCATAACTTCATCTAACCAAGGTAAAGGATTTTCTTTTTGATTGTAATTAGGTTTTAATCCTAACTGTAATAATCTTCTATCAGCTATGTATCTATTGTAAGCATACATGTCGTCTTTAGTAAGGCCTTGTAAATCTCCCATCTCAAATACTAAGTCAAGAAACTTGTCTTCAAGCTTTACCATCTCTCTACATATTTGATAGATTTCTTTTTTAAATTCATCAGTCCATATATTTAAGTTCTCTTGTATGAACTCTCTAAATAATTTAGTCATAGCTTCAACATGCATTGATTCATCACGAATAGAATAAGTTACAATCTGACCCATTCCTTTCATTTTACCGAACCTTGGAAAGTTTAATAAGATTGCAAAGCTACTAAATAATTGTAGGCCTTCTGTAAAAGCTGAGTAAACTGCTAGAGTTTTAGCTATAGTTTTTTTATCAGACTTTAATGGTTTAAAGTTACCAACATAATCATGCTTGTCAGACATCTCTTCATACTCAGCAAATGCTTTGTATTCTATCTCAGGCATTCCTACTGTATCTAATAATAGACTGTAAGCATCTTGGTGTATTGACTCCATGTTAGCAAATGAAGACATCATCATTCTTGCTTCTGGCTTTTTAAATATAGGCATGTACTTGTCTACATAACCTGCACCTACGTCTACATCTGATTGTGTAAATAATCTAAAGATTTGAGTAAGTAAATACTTCTCATTCTTTGTAACATCCTGCCAATCTTTTACGTCATTGTGTAAAGGTACTGACTCAGGCATCCAATGCATTTGATTCTGTAGTTTGTAATAATCATACATCCACGGATATTCAAACGGTTTGTAATAATCTCTATCAGTTAATAGTGCCATCTTGCTCAACCTCCCCTATTAGTTTTTTAAGCCCACTTATTCTTTCGTCTGCTTCATTATATTTTTTTATTAGACCATCTAATGTTTCAATTAAATTAGGATGGTCTGCCACTCCTACTGGATTTTCAAAGTAAAGTATTATGTTTACCTTTGCTTCTTGTTTCTCTGCTTCGTATTTACAAAACAAAGATTGTACTACTTGTTGTTGTAATTTCATTTGTTTACCTTATATCTTTTATCTGGTGTCCCATCTTTTTTGAGACGTACCGTTTTATTCTTTTTATTTTGATTTAGTCCTACCATCTTCATTATCTTATGTAATCTAGCAGACTTCATCAGTCTGTGAAAATATTTAACGAATCGCATATATGTCCTCCCCTTCTGTCCATGTTAAATAACCTTGAGCTTGTAATATATCTACAGCTTTGATGTCATCAATATGTTTGTGTTCCATCTTTATAAATGTAGGTTTAACATCCCAAGTATAATCTTCTATAATATTCATCTCATGTCCTTCGACATCTATCTTTAGAAAATCTATGTTTGTAATTCCATTCTCGTAAATAAGAGTATCTAATCTTGTACAAGGAACTTCTATAACTTTGTCTAAATACTCTTCTTTACTCCAAGACTCATACTCAAATATCTTACCACCTTTATGGTTGTCAGATACAATAGATGACATTCCTCTGACAGATTTATCTGGATAGTCTTGTTTAGATACACCTAGCTCTATCATACCTTCATAGTCTGATATAGCATATTGTAAAGTTATAACATTATCATAGTCTTCCATAACCCTATTCATATTTTTAAATGCCTGTGGGTTAGGCTCTATCATAATTCCTTGCCAGCCGTTATCAGCTAACTTTTGACAAGTATCAAAATCACACGTTCCTATTTCTATAAATGTTTTCATTTCTTCCTTTTATGTAATTTAATAAAATATTCTGCATCAATAACAATCAATGGTTTATGCCTGTTCTTTTTTATAACAACTACAGGTTCATACTTCCCACAGTTTTCCGATGCTTGTTTGTAGGATGTCCAGACATTGACTCGTTCCTGATTTTTACATTCAACTGAGTAAGGAAAATTCTTCCTTGCAGCTCTTGCCATAATAAGGTCTTCACCAGAAGAACCCATAGGGCGACTTTCAATATCTTCCACATGTATTTTTAATTCTTTTATAAGTTGGTCTCTAGTCCACTTTTGTAGATTACGACCTTTAGCTTTTGCTGATTGTGTCTTCATCCTTCACAGGCTATACATTCCACGTCATCTAATTTTATTCTAGGTACTTTTATGTTTACATTCTCTACATTCCTTGCAGCATTTGACCTGAAGTAATATAAAGATTTTAATTTATTCATTCCGTACCAATGAACATCATTTACATATTGCATGTAATCGTCATGTATTTCCTGAGCCTCCGTTGTCTTTGGTAAAGTAAAAAATAAGTTTACTGATTGTGCTTGACATATATATTGTTGTCTTTGATAAGCATGCTCTACTATCCATATCTGATTTATCTCGTTAGCTGTCTTAAATATTTCTTTCTCTTCGTCTGTAAGAATATCTAATTGTTGAACACTTCCTTCGTTTGCTGTAATACTCTTCCAGGTTTCTTCTAATTTTTTTCCTCTAAGTTTTTTTTGCTTGAAGATTTTTGATAAGTATTTGTTCTTGACCTGGTAAGAGCCTGATAAAGTTTTGTGGGTATATGCATTAGCACGGTAAGGCTCAATGCTAGGGCTAGTACCACTACAAATAATGCCAGAGCTAGCATTAGGAGCAACAGCAAGAAGGTTAGCATTACGAAGCTCCCCACCATGTAGGTCAGGACATTCACCACGTAACTCGCAAAGTCTCTTAGAAGCTTCTGTGGCTGAATTTTTAATAAAGCTAAATGCCTTATGGTTAAAGCTCGTAGCAAAGATGCTTTCAAACGAAATGTTTTTAGACTGGAGATAAGCATGGAAACCCATTGCTCCCAGACCAAGAGACCTTTCTCTATAAGCAGAGTAAGCAGACTTAATAAAGCCTTCTTTCCCAGGTTTGATATAGTTTTTAAAACGTTTAAAATTTGCAATGTACCCTCCTAAGTTTGATGTATCTATGGCATTCTCAATATAATGTTCAATGACGTTATCCAACATTGTTATTAAATCTTGAATGAACAAAGGTTCTTTAGACCAGGTATCAAAGTGTTCAAGGTTTACACTAGACAAACAACAAACGGCTGTTCTTTCTTCATCTGTTGGTAAAGTAATCTCAGAACATAAGTTACTTTGTTTTATACTTAAGCCTAATTCTTTTTGTGGTTCAGGTAAACTATCATTACATGTATCTATATTAACCATGTACGGCTCGCCTGTCTCAGCCCTGGCATTTAACATCTGCCACCATAAATCTCTAGCTTTTATAGTCCTTACTGCTTCTTTTGTTTTAGGGTCAATCAGTCTCCAGTCTGCATCTTCTTTTACTGCCTGGAGATAATCGTTAGTTATGTTTACTCCGTTGTGTAGATTAAGAGACTTTCTATTTATATCGCCACCAGATTCTTTTCTAATATTTATAAACTCTTCTATCTCAGGATGTGATATATCCATATAAGCAGCATAGCTACCACGTCTTGTAGTGCCTTGATTGAAGGCCAGCATCTGTGAGTCTACTACATGGATGAAAGGAATACTTCCAGTAGAACGAGAGCCATGAGCAGTAGATATCCCATTACTCCTAACATCCCCCCAATATCCACCAATCCCTCCACCTGAGCTTGCGAGCCAAATATTCTCATCATAATGAGCAGAAAGACCATCCCTACTGTCAGGTACGTAATTAAGAAAGCAACTGATAGGAAGCCCACGTGTTGTTCCTCCGTTACTAAGTATAGGAGTGCTGAACATGAACCAACGAGAGGAACAGTAAGAGTAAAGTCTCTGAGCCAATTCAAAATCTGTTTCACCTTTGTATGTTGCTCCGAAGATGGAGGCTCTTGCGAATGCTTCTTGTGCATGTGTCTCATTATCCCATAAATATCTATCTTTTAAAGTATCTAAACTGAATTTATCAAACTCTTTTTCTTTATCGTAGTCTATCGTTATACCTAAATAAGGTTTATTTCCTATTTTATCTTCCATCATTTCTCTCTATGTATATGGCTATAATTGCATAATGTATTATCTTTAATAGCTCTTTTTCTTTTTCATCCTTCTTGCCACATCGCATAGCATATTTCATTATGTTACCAATACAAAAACCTTCGCCATGTCCAGCATCAATAATCATATCTGTAGCTTGATACTTACCTGCATAGTGTTGTTTATAAGTATCAACAATATAATCTTCGACTTCTGCTAGAATTTCTAGTTCATCAAATTTACCTTCCATTAAAATGTTATTCCTGTATTTACTCCTAAGCCTGAAGGAGCTTCTTCTTTTTTCTTGTCTAATAATAAAGTATAGTTTATATCTTCTAGGTTATATCCTTTCTTAATTAAAACCTTTATCTTTTTCTGTACCCACTTCAAAGTCCAGGCTGATAAGTGTAAAGTTTCTTGATGAAAGTAATGAGTTTGTTTTGGTATCATCGACATCATATCTTTCTTTACCTCACTATCAACAACAGGATTCATAGTGTTTCTTTCTTCTTCAGATAAACATTCAAATCTTATCCAGTCATATAACACTTGATAACTTTTCTTTCTTATAGCTTTAGATTTCTTTGCATTCATAAGGTTGATGAGTCGTAATTCTTAACTAACTTCCAGTAACTTAATAAACTATTAAACATTTCTACATGTTTTATATGTGAGTCTTCATCCCAGATATGTCCTAGGGCTAAGTCTGTTTGTTCTCTATCAACAAATACAGATACACGTTGAGGGTTATCAAAGCCACAGCCCTGTGCATAGGCTGACAACTGCATACCATGCTCATCATAAACTAATTTAGCTGGGTCTTTACCTTCCAGGCCATCTTTGGTTTTAAAATCCACAAAGATACCTGACTTAGAATATAAGTCTATCTTACCACCATAGCCTAATTCCGAACAAAAAGAATCTTCAGCAATCCACTCCTCTTCTGGAAAGTAATCGTCTAAGATTTTCTTTACGGCACGATAAGATTTATTGTCTGACTTACCTTCAAACCCTTTTTCAATAAGGGCATGTATCTTAGTACCTAGGGATGCTGCCGTTTGACCGATGTCTCTTTGAGCAGTCTTACATCTATAAATAAAGTCTTCGTTTGATTCGTCCTCGCCTTGTTGTAATTCAATGGAGGCTTCAAGAGCTTTATTTATTTTCCAATTTTCTAATGAAGGTTTAGCTACAATATTAAGAACCGTAGTCACAGAGGGTACTAACCCTTCTTTCTTGGCATCTCTTAATGTTGTGTTTCTTTCTTTACCGTTTGCACCGATGATGGTGTAAGCTGGCGACCCCTCTCTGTCATACCAATGTCCAGCTTCCGATGTGAACTTATTATTATACACCTGACTTTGCGATTTGTCGATAGGCTCTTCAGTTTTTGTCGTCATTTTTTTGTCCTTTGTCTAACTCTTCTTTGAATGCTTTGATGACATCACTAGAGAAAAGTTTTTGTAAGTTTACAAGATACATCCTACTGGCATTGTGGTCGCCTCCTGATACCGTCTTGAATGTATCTAATTGATTTACTATTAACTTTAACATCTCAGTATCAAAAACAATAGTACAAAACTCTTTGTCTCCTACACATAGATTATGAAACCAATAGTCTGATTCCGTTGCTCGTATGCCAGATGGTTTACTCCAGGATTCGTATTCAATACAAATGTTTCCTGTCTCCATCCATCTACCACGTTCAGATTTAACTTCTATCTTTTTATTTTCTAACATGTCCCTGATTTTATCTTCTCGTATCTCCCCATACTTTAAGTCCAGGTCAAATTTCTTTTGGTCTTTCTTAGTGGGTTTCACTCCAGTTTCCTCCTACTTTATACTCAGCATCTAAAGGACACCTCATATCATAGTATTCAGCAGTTTCTCTTATTGCTCTTATCCCCATCTCTCCTACAAAGTCTGCTGTTTTCTCTGTGGTTTCTATCTGCCACTCATCGTGTACGTTGGCTACAATTTTATAATCTACTGTATTTAATTTTAATAAATCAACTAACTTTACTAAGGCTCTCTTCATTACTATTGCTCCACCACATTGTAGTAACGTATTTAAAGCAGCATGTTTGTGCCTTAGCCTTATCTTCCTACCGTCCAGGCCTTTTAAGAATCCCTTTCTTGTCGCTGATTCAACTCTGTTCTTAAGATTGTTAAATGATGGGAGACTACTGAGAAAAGACTCTCGCATTCTTTTACCTTCCTTTCTACTTCCTCCAATGATTTTTCCAATCTTTTCGTCTCCTGCTCCGTATATGAGGGCATAGATGAAAGTTTTTGCCTGGTCTCTTGATTCAAGGCCAGCAAGTTTTTGGTTAGCTGTGTGAATATCTCCGTGTAATATCTCATTTATATACTCCTTATCTGCCATATAGTGTGCTAATAATCTAAGCTCTAACTGACTTGCATCTATACCTACAAGTCTATTGCCTTCGTCTACCGTCCAACATTGTCTGCATTCCTTTCCGTATACATTGTGTATGCTAGGAACTTGAGCCATGTTAGGATTGTTGTGTGTCATTCTTCCTGTAATAGCACCGTTACTTATTACATATCCATGAACCCTACCATCGTCTTCAACAGCATCTATCCATGATTGTATCTGTGCTACTCTCTTTTGTAATAATAAAAACTCTGCAATAAGATTAGCCTCATGTATGTGGTCAATCTTTTTTAGTGTACCCTCATCTACTATAGGTTGTCCAGTAGGTGTAAATCTTTCAGGCTTCCATCCGAAGTCCATCAAGTATTCTCCTATCTGTTTTCTACTGCCTAAATTAAACTCTACTAATTGTTTTCTTATAAACTTATAATCTTTTGGCATGGGTACATCTGCAAACTTTTCTAATAGATTATTGTACTCATGCTCATTCAGTCCTTGCTTAGATAGTGTGCCGTCTTTTTTTAAACGTGGTTCAACTTCTTTTACATCAACCCATTTAGGTTTAAATGTTTCATGCACCTCGTCCTCAACTTCTTTCCGTCTTGAAACTAATTTACTTAGTAAAGTCATAGCTTGCTCCATGTCAAACTTGAAGCCGTCTTTACGTTGTTGGTTTATAATTTTAAAAACAGAATGTTCCAGGTTCACACACTCCTGGGAAAAACCTTTGACGTGCTGTTGTAAATGTTGATAAAGTTTTTTGTTTAACTTCACATCTAAAACACAATAGTCCAGCATTTCTTTACTGTAGATAGTAAAGTCTTCAGGGGGTGTTCCTTTGTTTTGTCCTAAAAGAAATCCCCAGTTTTTTAAACTGTGTCCTTTCTCTTTGTTGGGGTTTATTAATCTTGATACAACAAGAGTATCAACAATTTGTTTATCGTATAGGTCAACATCATGTAGCTTTTTTATTACTGGAATGTCAAAGCCTAATATGTTGTGGCCTACCAAAGTGTCAGCTTGTTGTAGGTATTTGATACCGTCTTCTATCTGGTCAGGGTCAAAAGTCTTTACGTTGTTCTCTTCGTCTATTGTTACTATACACCATATCTTAGTCGCCTTAAGGTCATCAGTCTCAATATCAAAGACTAACTTCACAATAGCAACTCCTGCTCATCTGGTTCAAGTTCTGATAAATCTTGTTCAGCTAATCTACCTGTCTCAACATCGTATATTAGATTAGTAGCTAGACCTACGTCTCCTGTATATCTTGATTTAAGTATTCTTAATTTAGTTGTCCTGGACACTAACTCATCATCACTTTGTTGGTTTCTTTCTAAAGCAATAACACAATCAGATAACTGTGCAATACTGTTAGAACCTCTCAAGTGTGAAAGAGAAACTTCTATACCGTTCTCATGTCCTTTGTTACCGTCCACTCTTCTAAGATGACTAACTAAAATGATGCCAGCTCCTGTCTCTTCAACCATACTTCTAAGCCTGGTCATAATATTATCAATAGCTCTTCTCTCGTCCCCTTCTCCGATGGCTGATACCAGCATGTGCAAGTGGTCTACTACTACCCACTTACAATCACATCCTATAATTAAGTATCTTAGTTTTGAAAATATACTCTCAATATCATTAGTACCAAAGTGAGCATGGACAAATACTCTATCTCCGTCAAAGGTTCTATCATACATATCCTCCAATGTTTTCCTATCAAACTTATCTCTTTCCTGGTCTATGTATATCCTGGCATTTGCTTCTATAGATAACACACCGTCAACTGTTCTTCTCCAGTCTTCTTCAAGAGCTATGATACCAACGTTGTCTGCTGTCTCATTGATGAGCCAATGCTCAAGCTCCCTGGTTACACTTGATTTACCTAGGCCTGTACCACCTGTAAGTGTTAGTAACTCTCCTTGTCTCAAGCCGTATAGTTTATTGTTAAGACCTTGCCAAGGATATGGAACACACTCTTTCTTTTCTCGTTGAAAGAACTGGTCTTTCTTCTCAGCTACTCTAATGATACCAGAGGGAGTAAAGACTTGTGCATCCCACCATGCTCTTACAAAGTGTTCAAACTTCTTTTGTTTAAGCATATCGTTAGCATCTTTAAAACCATTGGGTAAGGTCATAATCTTTGCCTTGCCTGGCTTAAGAATAGATGCTACTTCTTTGGATGCTTTTATTCCTGGAGCATCGCCATCAAAGCAAATAACAATATGTTCAAAGCTCTCTACATATTCTAGGTTTTCTTTTATATCTTTGACTGCTGAGGAAGCTCCTCTTTTGATTGATACTGAAGCCCACTTAGAACCCATGAGTTCAAATGCAGACATAGCATCTACTTCCCCTTCAGTAATCGTGAGGAACTTCCCACCCTCTTTAAATAAATGTTGGCCAAATAATCCTGTGCCTTGTATCTGTCCCTGGCATAAAAACTTTTTATCCCTGGTATATCTTATCTTGTTAGCTGTTAACTCATGTTTAATATAGTAAGGATATACATGCTGTGCTATCTCGCCTTGACTATCATAGACAACTTTAACACCGTACTTCTTAGCTGTCTCAGAGCTTATGTTCCTGTCTTTAAGGGATGCAAAAGAAGCTCCGTGTACGTTTAGCAAGGGAGCTGACTTTGGTTCTGGAGTATAAAATTCATCTGTATTCTCTTCAAACTTTGGGAAGAATTTGTCGCAACTAAAACACTTAGCTGACCCATCTTCGTTAACTGATAAAGCATCTGAACTATTACATGCTGGACATGGCAAGTGATACTTTTTAAATTTACTTTTTTGTTCGTTCATTGGTTCTCCTAATTGGTGTTGAAGCAAGAGATGGAGAACAAATATACACTACGATATAACTCACTCCAACACCGTGCTACTTTTATGGAGTAGCCAACCATATTACTTTTACTCGTCCTCGGATGAGGCTTCTATCTTAGACTCAGGGGATGCCTGACAAATGTCTTCAAGGTTTTTACGATGGACAACATTAGCTATCTGTAATGCTTCTCTTTGTATTTCAAGTGTAGATACTTTCCTTACTAAGACTTCTGCTTGTACTCTGCTATCTTTGTTCTTAATAGCATTTGTATCGTATTCAGATACACCGTCTGAGGTTTCTATTTTTACTATCATTAGAACTCCTCGCCACCTTCTACTGAACCAAGCTCATCGCCATCGCCACTTCTATAAGACACCAGCTCAATGACTTGCATTGCCTGGAGGTCTAGCCCTTTGAAGTCTCCGTACTTATTGCTGGTCTCCCATTCTGCATACTGTACTTTTACTTCACTTCCATTACCTACTACTTCATCCATAGGTACTTTGTCTTTATCAAAAAGTTTAGGAGCTTGTCTGGTTCTACCATCTGCTCCATTCATTTTCCTTTTGATAGTTATTGCACGGCCTACAGGCTCTTCGTTGATACTTAAGTCTTTGACTTTATATCCACGTGCCTGAAAATCATCAGCCGTCTTATCATCTACAACCAAGTCTACTGTATAGACTGGTTCAAACGTTGTGTTAGGGCTTGTTATCGAAGCCCAATAAGCTTTACCACTTACTACTGCCATATATATTCTCCTTTCGAATAATGTAGTTAGATTTAACCATAACTATAAATTCAATGCAACTACTAAATCATTGAATTTATTTTCGTCTTCTTCAAAGACAGAAACTTTAAAAGTATTTTTATGTGCTTTTTCTTTCTGCACAAACTCAACCATGTAACTGTTGATACCGTGTTCCGTATTACAAAACTTTCTATACTGCTCATAGCTCATTTCTTTAGTAATGAATATGGCTTTGTCTTTACTCATACTAGCTTTAGTAATAATGTTCTAAGGGTCTCTAAGTCATACCACTTGCAATCAAATGTCATAGTACCCATCTTGCTGTCAACCTGGTACACAGGCTCATCGTATGTGTTCTTGCTTTTGTAAACAATAAACTCTCCAATGCTTGTAATAAATAATCTCATTTCCAAATCTCCATATTGAGTGGCTTAGTATCTATGGTTACGTCTCTATCTCCATATATACTTTCAGCCATATCTTTTAAACTGGTAGTAACTATCAAATTCTCAGGGTCTGGTAGCTCTCCGTTGTTGTAAAGACTAACAAAAAGCTCTACTGATATTGCTCTTACATCAGGCTCTTCGCCTGCTTCATACTTAGGGCATACATATAATTGTGCAACCCCACAAATATTTCCTTTCTCCATTTTAATATCCTTGTGTCATGTGAACGTAGCAGTTATCGTCTACGTCCTTCCAGTAATCTTCGCTGAGACTACGGCCACAAATACATGTGGCTTCGTCTTCAATAAAGTGAGGATGAGACTTCCCAGGATAGGTTCGCAAATGATTTACCTGGTTAACTTCGCTTGCACTTATACGTGGATTATTTTTCTTAGTACCTTCCACAACCTCTTGAAGTATCTCGCTTCCTCCAGATGATGAGCCTCTGTCAGTAGGGTTCAAACCTACTGGAGTCAGGGTGTTTAAATGACTAACTCGCTTTTTTTGTGTCATACTCATCCTCCTTTTAAACTTATTCTACATTAATCCTAAAAGGTAATCTACAATTCCTACCTTCAGGGTCAATTACAATAGCACTAGCAAGTAAATACTTTTCTAATGCTTCAAACAATCTTCTACCAGCATTACCGTTAATGTCAGTAAAGTGTATGTTAGTTATGTTACCGTCAACAACATCATAATTTAATACAACAGTTGTTGTCTTTGAGAACTCTATTCTTCGTATATATCTATCAAGGTCTACACTTTTGTCCCTTTCAGGGCATGTGAAGATTGGGGCTGGGTCTTCTAGTTCTAACAAGGGGGTTAAGATTTCCAGCCCCTCTTCATTCCTCTCTACTTCCTCTACAAGTGTGCCTTCTTCAAACTGTTCTTCTTTAAACATTGTGAAGTCGTCCTCTACAAATGGTTCATCCATAGGCTCATCAAGATTAGCTGGCATAGGTAATACTTCATTACCTGTCAATACACCATAGCCACCAGTAGCTGATAACTCTGATAGTTCTTCAGCCATCATCTCCTGGTTTCCTGCTACCTCATTGATACTCTCAGCCAGTTCGATGTTGTTATCATCCATCTGCATCTTCAAAGTATTAATACCATCACGATAGACAGCCATCAACATTAGAACTTTGTCTTGTTTATTAATGACCTCCGTCAATTCTTTTTGCATAGTATTATACTTTGCATCTAATTCATTCAGTCTTTTATCAAGCATCACTCTATCTTGTTCTATAAGATTAAAAGATACTATCAATCCAAAAGACAACCCAACCAATAACAATACTGCTATTAGTGACATTACATATTGTTTTACAATACTCATTTCTTTCTCCTTTTTTTAATTCTCTTCTCACGTTTCATTTCGTCAACTATCATTGTGCTTTCCCAGGCAAACCAGCCTGCTCCTATCATCATCAATAGTCCCATTATGTTACTCAGTATCTCTTCCATCATCTACCTTTGTTACTTGAAAGCCCCAGCACCAATGCTTATTGTCTAGGCCTAAGATACATTCCCTGTCTCTTACAAAGTTCCAATGCAGACTACCTACATCGTCTCCGTATTTTGTTCCAGGTTCAACTACAGTAATAGTCTCAACCTTTGCTTTCTTTGGTGGCTCATGTCCCCATGCTCCAGCCCACATTACTACATCTCCTGGATATAAAAAGTTTTGCTCATCAAATGTCATCTTACCCTCACTTCGTCATTAGCTCTACAGTCATTTACAAAATCAATACACTCATTCATGCATTCGCTGATATGTCTTATCCTGTACTCGCCTGGATTATCTTCTACTCGGTCAACCAACTCACTAAGTAAGCTGACTGCTTTATTTAATTTAGTTTTGTAATCAATTAGTAATTGTTTTTGTACTCTACTCATCTGCCTTGTCCTCCATATCTTTTGTGGCTACGTTTTTTGTGCTTGTTCATAGTAGACATTGCAACCTTGATACGTCTACCACGTCCACCTCTACCCTGTGAAGTAGCCTTCTTCACGTGGTCTATTGTAACTATTTGTTTTGCTCTTCTCATTTTGTTAAATATTTAAAATGCTCTGGCATAGTCTTAGCTCTTTGATATTCCTCTGCCATAGTATTGATATCTTTAGCTGACATAGTATCTGCCGTTCTCTGTACAAGCCATTCAATAACTAACTGTAGTATTGGGAACTCTTGTCCAGCATCTTCATAGCCTTCAACGTATGACATGACATGCTCAAGTAAATCATCTTTTAAATCAGCTCTCATGCCGTCCAGGCCTGGTATGTTCTTAAGACTTTCCTGGACTAACTCCAGCTTGTCTTCTAAGTATCTTGTGTGTCCTTCGTGGCTCATCCGTTACCGTCCTCATCTTCTGTTAATGGATATCCTTTCTTGTTAAAGAACTCTAAGTTCTCAGGATATTTCCAGTCTATATCATAAAGATGACTGTCAGAAACCTCATGTGTCGTGCCGTCCACCATCTCTATCATAAGAGTTCCATACTTACACCAATGATATGCGATATCGTTGTAATCAAGTTTAAGGTGGCTTACATCATAGCTAGCTACCTGGTTGTAACTAGCATGAACTTTTTTAACTGTGTGAACACTCATCCTTGACCCCCTGCTCTTAACAGAACTGCATAGTCTTTTTTGCTGGCCTTACCGTCCAACAACCTATCAAGTGCCTTGAGTTCTTTGAGTGAAAATACTTTTACTTTGTCTACGTTGACTGTCTGATGAAAGTCTGGAAACGTAACTTCTTTTTTATATTTATTTGCCATATATTGTTCTCCTTTTATATAGTCTTTATAGAATATAGAACAGTATTTATTAAGTTGTCAAGTATTTTATAAAGATATTTATAAAAATAAATAAAAAAATAAATATATATTATTTAGTTCTTATGATACTATATAGTCTTTATAGACTATCAAGAGGCAGAACCTAGGCTGTATAACTATTTACTTCGATACCCTAGGCACAAAAAAGCCCCAATTAAGGGGCTTCATGTGTACCGTCTTTTAGTTTAATATCAAAGTAAACGTATTGTCTTTACCTAATTATTTTAAAATAAAAAAAACCCCAGCGATTGCCAGGGTTTATAGTTTTAATATCCGTAGCCTGCATAGTGATTATCAGGGTTCAACTGCTGAAATTTTATCTGGCCGTCTTTGATTCTCTTTTTAGTTTCTGGAGTATCAAAACCAGTAAAATTATTTCTGTGTCTGCTGGTTGTCCTGGAGTAGTTCCAGTAATCAGCATCAAAGACTAAACCTGCATCAGTATAACCAGCTATTATAGTGCCGTAGCTTTGGAAAAATGTCCCCTCTGCTGTCGTTACTATAAACTGATTTGCTACCTTGTTGCCGTTGCTATTGGTCAAGCTTTTGACCTTTAAGCCTGTGGCACATATTGGGTTTTTAGATTCGTTCTTCATATCGTTTAGCCCTCCTTGGGCTGTTTAGTTAATATCAAGGTAAAGTATACCATCATAATAATTTTTAATGCAAGCCGTCAGACTGTCCAAATACATTTTTTAAAAATTCTTCAGGGTCTATTGCTCCTGGTGTATTTATTGCCAGGTCAAAAGCTTTTAATATTGCCTGCTGTACATTTTCTGGGCTGTTGTCATTAGCCATTTTTAGGATTGCATCTATTAAGTCGTTATATAGTTTTTTATTTTTCATATCTTAGAGCCTCCAGCTCTTATTTTATTAGTTTATATATAGATAACGATTGAACCTAGAAAATGTTACAGATAAAAAAAAGCCCCAGCGATTGCCAGGGCTTCAGGGGAGCTTTAAGGATTAACTATAGTGCCACATATCCCATTTATGGACTATGGCCTGCAATTCCTCCTCTGTGGGCTTCTCATCTCTTTCTAAAAGCTCTTTAAATATATCTGCCTTTGCTGAGTGGTGGGCTATCTGAAAGCCTCCAGGGGTTTTAATCTTGTCAGCTTTGAAATATACCCAGCCTTGAAAGTCTCTACCTCCAGCATCAAATATATGAGACCTAATATTAAGAGCTTCAGCATATAAAGACTGCAAGCCCTCCACAAAGTTTATGAAGCTGGCCTTGGCCTCCACCTTGCCAGCTTTCATTTCTTCCATTAATTTAACGTTGTTTAAATATCCGTTACTCATTGTTATCAAGCTCCTTTTCTATTGTAGTCATTAAACATCTGTTCGGAGCTTGGTAGATATCTCTATATAATTGCCCCAGTCTAAAAAACTCAGGGTAATTCTTATAGACTTCTAACAGTCTCCACTCATCCAGGCCACAAAGAGCAGACCAAATCAACTTGCTTGCTTCTGCTAGCTTGTCGGCTGGCTTGCTGTATATTGCACCATCTGAGTTATCAACCAGGAACTGAGCCAGTAGCTCGTGAGTCGTTCCCTCTTCAATGCTGAAATAATCCAGGTTGTTTTTAGCCTGGTATCTTTCCTGCCTTTCGTTCTCGTAAGTCATTCTCATATTTTTCATAGTGTTCGCCCTCCTTGGGCTGTTTAGTTAATATATCGTCTGAGATAATCTTACTATGATTTTAAGTTTAGTTGCAAGTAAAAGAACCAGCCCCAAAAAATAGACCTTATATAAGGGTGTAAAAATTCAACTTAACACCACCCCCAGGGTCATTAGTTTTTATAAGCTGTAAAGCTTGCCAGGTTGCCAGGGAATAACTAAAGAACCCT